GGTGTGTTAGTCCACACCTTATTTAATTAGTTATACTAAATACTTTTGAGTAAGTTCATGTTTAGTTATGATATTGCTTACCCCTCTCGTTTGCTCTCGATAATTTGCAATGTCGCGTATTCTTGCACGCGCTGTTCTTGTGCATTTGTTCTTGACGGCATTGATAAGACGTTCAAATAAACCCTGTTCTATTATATCCATGTTTTAAAATTCTTTATGATTGTTGTTAAATCCAAATTACACATTCAGGATGCTTCCTTACATGCTTTTTCTGTTTATGCCTTTCGTGAGTCCACCATCTGACAATAGAACCACGATGCCAGTACTTACCATGCCCTTCCTCTTTCATGCCGAGAAGAACGCCTTCGCGACTGAGACCATAAGGGCGGTAGGCTTTAACGAATTTCTTCAGAATGCGGTGCTTCATAAGGCTATTCGGTTTTGAGTTTAAATTTCTGCTGCCATTCTGGGTCGTGGATAGAGCCTACAACCTCTACATCGCCTTCATAATCGTTAACAACGACTCCATATAACGACCATGTTCTTGTGCTTACAGGGTTGGCATACACAACATCGAAGCAGTAACCGCGAACACCACCAACAACATGACCGATAACCTCGCCATTGTGGGCGAGGATGTCGCCGTCATATATCTCCTTGCCGCTCTTGTCGAAGAGACCTGTGAACTGACAGACGGTGTTGGGGTCAACTTCAAAAGCCAAAGGAGGTCTTTTAATTCTATAGATAAAAGCTTTGTCTTCATAGCTACTACCCCTATAGTAGCCTTCCAACCACTCGCCATTGTCAATACGTTTTGCCTTGAATTTGATTGTTCTCATAATCCGTTATGTTGTTATTGTTTTCGTCTGAGGCTATTACTTCCGGTTCAAGACTCAATGTTACCCTAACAGGTTCGTCTTCCCAAGACAAGTTACTAAAGTTCCGAGGAACGACAAACCTGCTTCTCTCATATTCTCTTACGGTCATTTCGTCATTGCAGCAATAAATGCCGTCCTTGAATTTACACCAGAATCCAAACCACTTGTCACGAAACGGCTTATCCGGAAACAGTACGAGCGTATTGTCTCTATCGCAAGCGAGCCATAAATACTTTTTGCTTTCTTTCATAAAGCTATTCGTCTTTTAGGTTCAACTTCTCTTGCCATTCCTTATCGTGAACGCTGCCGACAACCTCAAAGTCCATCATTTCGTCTCGCGAAACATCTCCGTGGTTACCCTCCGAAATGCCGCCTACGTTAGATACGGGATTTTTTATCGTTACTGTTACGAAACGGGCATACTCCTCATAATAATACACCACGGCAAAATAGTTGTCGCGCACACCGTCTTCAAGGCAGCTGAACGGATATTTATCAGACCGTAGTACGTCCCCCTCATAAATCTCCTTGCCGTTCTTGTCTTTCAGTCCAGTGAATTGTCCTACAGTCTCTGGGTCAACCTCATACCCACCAACCATAGTACGAGGCTCTAAGCCTGTTGTTGTCACTTTTTGGTTGTGAACCAAGTCACCATATCGCCAAGCGTCAGTGAAGACATCTTTGCCACGAAATTTAATTGTTCTCATAGTTCTATGGTACTTATAATGAAAACCTTTCAGTTTTCTTTCCGTTAATATATTCTTCTTGCCAGACTTCGTTATAGTCACTGGTGTTGTCTTTGTAATGACACACTATAACTACTTGTGCCAGTCCAGCGTCAAGAGTCTCTGTTTCTTTGAAGCTGTTACAGTCAGCCCCGAGCTGCTTTGACCAGTCCTTTGCTGTTTTTACGGCTTGCTTATAACTTGATGCTGTTATGAAGTCAACGCTTTCATAATCATCATCCACGCTGCCTTTAACATGTTGCTTCAGTGCTACCTCATATTGATATTTAATTGTTCTCATAATTGTTTTGGTTTAACGATTGCTCTTTGGTTTTACTTTTGTATTGCACTCTCATCTGGTTTGATGCGATACTCATAGTGTTGTAAGTCGAATTGCCCATCAAACACAATATCCACTTCACCCCAAGGTGCAAACTTCATATTCTTTCGTCTGCACTCTACAGTTCTGCCTTCTGCGTATCCTTGTATTATGGGCAGCAGCTCTTTTGCTTGTTCTCTATTCATAATCAACTATTTTTATATTCTTCCCATCCATTTTCCCAAAAGCTACCTGAACGGATAGCCCAAAACTCTTGTTGAGGAAGGATAGTTCCTTCTTCATCAACTAACTCATTTCCTTTGTATCGAACAAACTCATCTTTTGAAAATGAGCTATGTCTTATTGGCTTTCCTACACTGATAGCGAAAGTCATTGCTTCTTTTCTTGTCATTGTTAGTCCTCCAATTCTTTAACTGTAAATGAGCAATTATTAACAGCCTCTTGGTAAAAATATTGTTCATTTTCAAGAACATCCTTTAAGGTAAAATCACAAGGAAATTTATTCTCATCTATTTCTCCCTCAATCGTTACTAAATATTGCTTTTTCATTATTTGTCCTCCTTGTTTAATTCGTCTTCAAGTTCTTTACATCTATCTTTGTAATACTGTAGCTTGCCTTTCAGCGTATTGCAACGAGACTTCCACTTTCCAATATATGTAATTGGATAGAGCAGGAAATCGAAAATTCTATCCCAAAATTGAAGATAATCGTTAATGATAAAATTATCTGTCAACCCCCTACACAAGGCATACGGAACATACAGTATTAATGCTACAATCAGTACTGGTGCCATAAGTATTGACACCACAATATTTATAATTCCAGTTTTTATGTTCATTGTTTGTCCTCCAAAAAATAAATATAAAGGTTATACTTCTCTTTTACTTTATTGAACTTGTCAAAGAGAAAGGAGTTTTGCAAGATTGCATCTATTACTTTCTGTACAGTTCCACATTCAACCAACACGATAGTCTTACTGCCTGGGCGTTCATCATCTGGAGAATAAGGGACACCGAATCCAATATAAGGAGTACCATTTGTTATGTAACGGAAAAAAGTTCCTGTAGCCTTATTTAAAAACTCGTCTGTTATGATTCTGTCTATATTTTGAAAATCCTTATACTCTTTTCGTGTAAGATGAAAGTTGATTCCCAAAGGATAATGCCCTACACAGCCATCTGTACCAAAGTATATTATGCGATTGGGCTGCTTATTATGCTTTATTGGCTTCATTTTCTTTATTTGTTTATTTTAGTAATACTATCGGTAATAACCTGTTCACTACGCTTGGCGAGTGTGCCATCTTTCTTTTGGCGATACGCGAAAATCGTCGGGAATATAGATGATGTGTCCCAAAAAAGCAATCTGTCAACCCAATAAAACTTGCCTTCTTTGTTTACACACTTATCGCCTGGTTGTATTGGGTAGTTGGCAAGACATTCATCTTGCAGCTTTTCTATTTCCAAGTCAATAACCTTCTTCTTGTTCACTAATGTTCTTAAACGCTCTTTAATTTCTTCTTGTGTCATAATGTTTTTGTTTTATCTCTCCCTGCTGTCACCAGGGAGAGGTGTTTTTTATTCTTCAAATCCGTAAAACTTTAACTCGTTATACAGAGCTTGTATGTCTCGTTTAACAAGTTCTAATATGTCTTCTTTTTGTCTTATCTTCTCTCTTATAATAAATTCAACATCACTTTCCCCTATAAAAAAGTAGTTTCTTTTCATTGAGGAAAGGTTTAAACTATCAACATTATGAGTAAAACAGTTAATAGCAAGAATATAATTTCTGTCCTCTGGATGTATCATTATGTACTTCCATCTACACAATTCTCCGTCTACTATTTCTGTTATTTCACAATTTGCTGTGAGTTGTAATATGTCTTTGAATCGTTCCATAAATTTATTTATTCTATTCTTATTCAGTTACCAACTCCCAGTCCTCCGCAAACACGTCACTTGAAGACGGCACCCATGAGTCAGCACGTCCATCGGGGTTTATGATAAGCATCTGATTGGTGTAGTCGATATGTGGTTCTTTGCGAGCCATAATGATGTCCTTGGCAGACTGAGGAAGCGACTGCATGTTAGGAATGATGTCACCAGTGATATGAGAAGGAACCTGCTTTACGATAAACAATCCCTTACCATTCCATCCCTTGCGTCTTACAGCAAGACCAGCCTTCAGTAAGTTAATAGCACCACCGAAGTTAACAGAGCCTACTTCACGATAGGCTTCCTCAAACACACTCTTAGGAGACCAAGACTTATATCCGTCTTTGTACTCTACTAAGTAGCCATCTTCCTCAACGGTTGCTGGCTTCAGTTCTCTACCAAGCACTTTCTGTGCTTCTGTCATAGTCATAGGCTCTGCCATAATGACCTTCATACCAATAAACTTTTTCATATTATTTATATTTAATCCCATAAGGGATGGTTAATAAGTCCAAACTCGTAGACGAAGACGTAGGGATTGCTCTTCCATGTGCCTTTTCCTGCGATCTTGTCAATGAGCAGGGAGTATGGTTTTTTGGCTGTCCCATAGGTGGCAGATTCATCTGTGATGCTGTAAAAATGCGCCTTGTTTATTCTGCTCTCAAAATCCACGATACCCTCAGCCAAACAATCCTCTTCGCTGATGTCTTGCAGACGCTCGATACGAATGTTGGTGATGCGGATGCGGTTCGGCATGAGGTCTGCCTTAACGAACATTTTGTTTTTGCAACCTTTCTCGAATTTAATACACTCTAATGGCATCCCATGAATGCCACAAAGTCGATAGAACTCATCATTGTCTGCAAGGTCTATGTATCTTTGCGCAATAGCTACATTTTCTCCAACCTTGTATAGTGAATGTTCCAAGGCGTAATCAAGCATTTCTTTCAGTTCTTCACCCTCTGCTTTATAAAGTCGGTCTTTACAATATTCCTTCCAATCAGCAATAGATTCTTTTGTCCAACCTTCGTACGTGTTCAAACGCTCGAAAAGCATTGTAGGATTCAGAATACGCCTTGTCTGCGTCTTGCGACCTTCAAGTACCTTTTGGGTGAGGAGGTACTTGTCGTTGAACATAATTTTCTTCATACGCTATTATTTTATGCCCTAAGGCTATTTATTTATCCTTCCTTTTGTAAATCTTTCGAATTGTCATGGTTAATACATCTGCTCCAATCTGTATCAAATCCTCACGTATTTCCCAAGCATTAGCAAAGAGTTTAGGTGAAGAATAACGGTCGTCCATGATGTAACGCCAACGCTGCCACCAGTGACGCTTGTATTTTACAATAAAGCAAATACATTTTTCTTTGGCTATTCCTACAGGGATTCTTGTTTTTAATATTCGTACTCTCATAGTTATATCTTTAAGTTTGCGTCTTTGCCCAATGCCCAAAGTATATGCTGTAGCTCGTGGACGTTATTTGCAACATTAAGTTTTACATAAAGTCCATCAGTAGTGCGTTTTAAGAAAACTCTTATACCATTTTCATATCCAAACTCTACTGACAAATACATGTATTTACTAATCATCATAAAGTACCATCCTTCTGTTCTCTTCCTCCACCCGTTCTTTTTGAGGATTTCGGGGGTAAGTGGGATGGGGTCGATATTGCGACACAATACTCCATACGGCCATCTGTCGTTTGAAATGGGTTTAAGACCAATACTGCCTTCATTTTCTTTGTATAGGGGTGTGGAACGTACTTCTGATACTTTTCCTATAGTACCTTGTTCTAATGAGCAGTTCTCGTTAACGATTACAAGGTCGCCTATTCTTAGGTCTTCTGCTTTAATCATTTCTTACCTCCTTTCGGCAATATGTCTTCGATGTAGCACCATTTGATTATTTCATAAACATCTGCATATTTCTTCCAAGGAATAACATTGCAATACACATCTACAACATAAGTACCCTCTATTATATTACAAATGCGTTTAACGATAATTGGTTTTCTGTATTCGGGTTCTTCTTTGGCATCATGCCAAATAGTCTCCTTGAACCATTCGATACCACGTATGAAACCTGCTGACATACATATATTTGCCTTTGGGCTGAGCACATCAGCAAAAACTACGTCAGTTGCTGCTTTTATTTTCTCTTCGTTTATCATATTATTTTTCTCTGATTTTCTGATATTGTTTAACGAATGTCTTTTCCGTGACCCACTCGCTGTATCGTGTGCGATAGTAAGTCTTTGGTTTGCCTGATACCAAGCCGTTCTTGTCGCGAGGGGTGTTGACGCTCTTGTATATCGTCGGAACAATGTCGGTAGACTGGTATGCCGTAATGTATTCGTCCTCGAAGGCTATGTGGGCAGTCTCACGGAACTTGACACTTTCGAGGGAGAAGGGGCAGCTCATTTGCTGCCTCCTTCCGTGTATGGGTCGGTTGTGCCGAGGAGGTGTTCGTTACCTTCGTAGGGGATGCAGTAACGATAATACACACCCATACAAGCATAAGGATAACCTTGATCATACTCCCTGTAATATGAGAAATAGTTAGCGTACCATTCAAGTCCTTCAGCGTCCCTCACCAACACCTTGTCGAACGGCTTGAACGGACATTCTGGCTTTATTGGCTCTACTTGCAGGGTGTCGGGGTTGTACTTGCCTTTAAGGATACGCTCTACCTTTTCAATGAACTGGTTGCGCTCCTCCTCTGTTGCTTTTCTGAAAAGAAGTGTTGTACAAACTTCTTCTTCACCTGTATTATTATCACAATACAGATTGACAGTAGTATTGAACTCTGTGTAAGTGTCATTAGCCCAGCCGTCAAAGACAGCAGCCATACCACCACCATCTTTTATTACTATGTCCCCTCGCTTGAAGAACTTAGTCCAGTCACGCATTTCAGAGGAAGGGGACAAAAGAGATTCTGCTTGTGAATATCCGGAATAAAAAAGTCCATTTTCCGTAAAAGTATCGAAAACGTCTTCGCCGTCGTCATCCTTGCTAAAAACAGAAATGATATCGACTTTACTTTGATATAACTTGACTTCCCCAAACAAAGGACTATACAGCTTCATCCCTTTCGGGCAATCCTTCAATATCTCTGCTATATTAATCTTGTTTTCCATTGTTGTAATTTTTATTGTAACACATTTCCAGAAATTCTATTTTCCCGTTGGTATTTCTTCGTCAGTTCCATGCGTGACCGAATCTAATTGTCTGCAAATCTGCTTGTACATCAGCTTGCACCATTCGTCGGCAGGGGTGCCGTTTAGGCTGTCAGCATACTCCTTGATGGTAGTCAAAGCTACATATGCGCCAACGTAAGCACTATTCATGTCGCTCTCTCGTGATTCTTCTTCTGTCACTCCACCAAGAAGGATGATGAGCCATGTCTTGATTTTCTTCTTCATAGTTGTATGTTTCGTAGGATGAAAGGTTGTGAGGATTGAGTCCTTAGAAGGTGGACTTTAACTAACTTGTGTACAGCACGTGGCTGCGCCTTGTTAAAATCATTAACTATACGACGTTCAAGTTCTGTGTGCCATACAGGTTTATCTGTGCCAGGAAGAGTGATTTCGGCACGGACTCGCTGACCGTTGTCAAAAGTGAAGATAGCTGTGCGCTGCTCACGAGGTACAAATGGATTGTGTTTCATTTCGCACTCCTTTATTTTTGTTGTTATCATAATTAATCCTCCAATTTCTTTATGTCTTGATATTCGTAATGCAGTATGCGCTTCTTTGCTGATCGTGTGCCATCTTTTTTGGGTGGATTCACGTAAATGGTGAAATGCCCATTCGGTGTTATACCGTTCAGAAGTGTAGGACGAATATCATGTATCCAAAACACCTCTTTTGTTTTGATGTTAATACACTTATCGTCTTTCTTGTATGGTATGCTTTTGATGTCTTCATTTACAAGTCTTATAATGTTCTCGTTGATAATTCTTCTATCAGCAAGTAAATCGATGATTTTGTTATTCATAATTTATAGATTGTATCGTTTTGTTATTTTTTACTTTGATGTTTATAGGAGTATTCTGTTGTTTTTATCGTTTCTTTACATTCTCATACAGCTCCACGATTTCCTCGTCTGTCAGCTCACCTTCCTTGTCCAGTCCATACAGAAAGAATTTCTCCTTTGATATGGACGTCACACCTGCCTGTGCTGCAAACACCGATATACCTCTTAGTGTGCCCGTCTTGCGGAATATGTCCACTATCTTTCGCACGTAGGCGATGAAGTTTTGTGTCTGCTTGTCGTAGACAATTCTGCAATCTTTCGTCGGCTCATCTTTGTTTGATGCTTCTTCTGCACTGCTGTCAAACAGTTCCTCTATAGCACCGATATTCAACCCTGCCTTGCGCAATTGGTTGCCGTACGCCTTTAAGCTGCCGCACAGTTGCTTCACTACCTCCACCGTATAGCGTGCGCCCTTCAGTTTCTCATACTCCTCATTGAGATTGTCGTACTGTTTTTTCAGGTGCTTGTATTCGCCCTCAATGGCGCTTTGCTTGTTCTTCGCCTCCATACGCTCAAGCATATTGCGATAGAGCACGTCCTTCTGCTCTACGAGCATGTTCAGACGTTCGTTCTCCTTTTTTAGTTCATCGCGCTCAGCAACAACCTTGTCGTAGTTGCGCAGTATTATACGTGCCTGGTCTATAGGCGAGAGGTCTTTGTTGAATGTTGCCATAATTGTAATAGTTTTATTGCTTATTGTTATTCGATTCTACTATGCAACTCAGCTGTTCTACCTGCTGCTGCAACTTAAACATCTCCCTGCTCGCATGGTCTCTCTCCATTCTTGCCTCTGCTACAAGTACCGAACCTACAACCACACTCCCTATTAGTACCACTGCTACGCATACCCACGGCAGCCTGTGTGCAAATGTGTTCACGTCCTTACAGGCTCCCTTGGCAAAAGCCCAACCATACTTCAATGTGTACATGCCAGCCTCCTTCGTACTGACATTATCCACAAAGTCTATTCTTGTTGTCTTCATATTTCTTTAGTTTTAGTTATTTTCTTAATGATTTCCCCCTGAACACGATTTTCTTAGTTATCGCCCTCAGTCTGTCTACGGTTCGCTCCCCATATTTCTCCACCATCTTCTCTTGCGACAGATTGGTCGTAAACATCAGCAGCTTGCCTTTCTTCTCCGCCTCGTCTACAATGTCTGGGAACCTGAGGTTTCTGTTGCCATAGTTTACCTCCACCGATTCCTTGCCCACATCATCAATATATATAATGTGTTTCTTTACGATGTCGTCAAACTTACTGTTCAAGTCTTTCGCGTCATATAGAGAGATTATCTTTCTTGGGAAGTGATAAAAGTTAAACAGCACCGGAAGAATCTTTGCGCCTATCAGCGTTTTGCCGCGTCCACACTCGCCACAAAGCCACAGGCCACGCCCTTTGTTGTCCGTCAGCCATTCCGCCACTTCCTCGTATTCCGGCTGCCATACAGCGCCCTCACCGCAATAGTATTTCAGTCCGTTACACAGCAACAACTTTGCGTTGTCAATGTGTATGCTTACCTTCTTCGGCGACCCAAAGAAGCCTGTACCTTGCAGCGCCAGCTCGTATTCCTCCCACACGGTTTTTATGTCTTTTTCTACCATGTTTCTTCGTTTTTAAATTCGTCCTCCTCCTTATGATACACCATTCCGATGTCCTGCGAAGCCTTACGCGACAACTTCCTTTCGTCATCGTTCTTCTTCCATGTAGCCAACCTTCGAGATAGCTCGAAGGTCTTCTGCTTCTCCCAGTGCATCTTTGTGCCACCCTCGTTCACCTGCGCCCAATGGTTGTAAAACTCTTCTATCAAGTTTTCTCCATATTTCTCAACGAAAGGCTTTAACGCCTCGTGAAATTCTACCTTACGTTCTTCGAGCGTCTTTCGGGGCAAGTCGTCCTTGTTAATCTTCTGTTTACTTGTTGTTAACTTACTGTTAACCGCACGATTTCCCTCCATGTTTGTAACACGCTTATAATAAGCTATTTGAGGTATATATATGTACGTTCTTTTCTGTTCACTCGCTGTTAACCTATTGTTTACTTGCTGTTTACTTCGTAATTCTATAGCCCCTATGTTTACAAGTCTTTTCACATACTTATACAACATTGTTCGCGAGCGATTTAAAGCTTTAGCCATGTCCGCATAAGAAGCATCTACATATCCCTCATCGTTTGCCTTATATATAAGGTAGAAGAGCGTTAGGGTTGTAGGTATATCTCCTATCTTCCTAAAGCAAGCCCCAATGTCAGCCATATTTTGAAGCTTTTGTTAGACATCTTTTTCTTATGTTCGTTTACGGACGGTAGTGGTCCTTTACAGGGTAAAAATCCTTCTTTTATTAGAAGACTTTTATAAAGTTTTACGGCTAAAGGCGATAACCTGACCTCTGTTGCAACCTCTTCGTCTGAAATTAAAGTTAAACCATCTTCATCCGTACTTTTTGCGAAGCACAGCCATATTTTGATAGCCGTCCAGTCGAACTCCAGTAATCTATTTGGTATTTCCATAATGTTGCTTCTTTTACAGTTTCTTCAAGTTATACCCCGTCACCGCATTAAACCACCGACCTTGCCACTCTCTTGCGTCAATGCTTATGTCGCATCCCACAGCGTCGCCATTGCCCAGTTGGTTCACCACGTCTACTTGCGCCCCTCTAAACGTCACCACTATATTCTTCGGATATTGCAAGCTCGTCACATGCTCTATCACAACGTCACGTTCTCTCCATTCTCTGCCCGACTGGCTTATACCGCTTTTCTCGGGCAGAATCTTTATTATCGGTCCTTCAATATGTATCATCTTAATTCCTAATTTATTAATTCCTCATCGCCAAAGGCGACAATTCCTAATTCCTAATTCCTAACTCGTAATTCCCTACACCCATCCTGCGCCACCGCTCGCCAGCTCTGCCTTTGCGCTTCTCAGTCCTCTCTCGTCGTCCTTGTCCGGTATTATCACCTCGCTCATCGACGCATAATCCAGAAAGTTCCTTATCACGCTCGACATTTCCGCTGTAGTCAGATAGCACAACTTTTTCGGCTTCTTGCTATCCTCCGCGAGAAATATATGCGGACACACATCTTGCTGTATCGTCCGTAGCACACTGTAGAAAGTCTCGCCCTGCTTATATCCGTAGTAACTTATGATGAAGTTCAGATAAGCCATCTGCTTGTTCGTAGCCACCTCTCTGTGCTTCACTATGTCTATCGCATACCCGCAGTCGCGAGCCTTGTCTATCTCTCTCATAGCAGCCATATACTGCCTTGGGTCATTAAGCCGCTCAAAAGTCGCCATACCCCCTTACCCCCTTTCAAATGATTTCATTCTTAATGTGCCAAAATAGTACCATTAAAATGTTGCCATTCTTCAAGCAACATCTTTCGACGTTCTCTTCTGGCTTCGTTTATGCATTTCTGCTTCCACTTTGTGCAGCGTCCTTTTATAACAAATCCCTCATAAGGGATTATCCAAAATCCGCTTGCTGAAGGTCGCGAATAACGCTCAACGTATTTCACTGCCTTCTTTATCTTCCTCGGTACTCTCATTGCTAAAATTTCTTTTAGTCCACTCCATTATTTCCTCGAAACTTTGTTCTCCGCTCTGAAGTTCCTTGATAAATTTTCGTAGCATATCTATTGCGTCGAAACGCGTTCGTGCCACCCAAACCTTGTCCTGTTCTTAGTTTGCGTAGTTAACAATTATTGTCAGCAACTCAAGCACACGTTTATCACCACTATTACGCACAAGTTCGTTATAATCCTTTACGGATATTGTTACCATTGGTTCCATAATTTCTGTTTTTAATTTTTTTTTGATAGTATTTAATCTCCAAGACAGACAAGCACAGCAAACTGGAGTTTTGTCAGGGCTTTCACCTGTAGTTTCACGTCATTTTGCGGACGTTCCTTGTCTTGCTTTATTAGGCAAGGCTAATAAAGCAAGGCTTGAAACCTTTGCTGAATTGTCTATGCGGTAATTGATATTTTACGGCTACAGCAAATGCCAACCAGTCTAAAACGGCTCAACTTCATACTGTACTTGCTGTCAGGGAGAGTGCTTATTACTTGGTCATCATGATCTGCGGCACATTTCCGTAAACCGGGAGCTTGCCATCCCACTTCTCAATCCACATCTTTTTGAGGATTGCAGGAGTGAGACTTGCAGACTTGAGTTCGTTGGCCTCGCGCTCGGCACGTGCCTGCACGAGCATCTTCTCGGCTTCTGCCTTCTTGACGGCAACCTCGTTGAGTGCTCGCTGCGCCTCCTGAATGGCCTTGTTCTTCTGGTTGACTGCCTGCACGATAGAGTTTGGGTATTTGAGACCAGAGGTGAGTTGTTCGAGATGGAAGTGCTCATTGGCAAGTGCTTCGCTTAGTTGTGCCTCTATAGCACGTTCAACAGTATCGCGATTGCTGACAATCTGGTCGGTGGTGTACTTGTTAAGCTGTATACGGAAGGCATCCTTGACGTAGTTGTACAGCGTACCATTGACAATACTGCCGAGTTCTTTGCGGTACTTTTTGAATACCTTGGGGGCGTTGCCGTCAATCATCTTGAGAGAGACTGTAGGGTCTACTGTGAACGCAGAACCGTCCTTTGCATTAACGGTGAAAGCGGGGTAGTCGATGGTCTGGACGAACGTGGGGTACTCGTAGACCTCCTCGGTGAAGGGGTTGTACCACACACGGCCAGTGACGAGACTAACGTCGTCAACACCCTTGTCTGTACCATAAAGGTTAACGAGGATACCCTCGGAGCCTGCGTCGATGCGCTCGCTGCAAGAGGTTAGAGACACGGCTGCTGCGAGCAGCGAAAACATACAGATTGATTTAATTTTACTCATTGTTTTTATTATTTTTAAAAGTGAGACAATTCGTTGCTAAGGACAAGAGCGTCCAAAATAAAAGGATTGCTAAGCTAATCAGATTTGTTGCTGTGTCAGCTTTACTTACACCTCTCAGCGCAATGCTGACAACAATGAGTGTTGTAACAACCCACACCACAAAAGCGGTTACTTTCCATTTAGATATTTTCATTTTGTTCTATTTTCTTACATTAATACAATTTCCAGTTCCTTCTTCGCCACCCATGTCGGCACACCAGTCTGTCCCGCCACCGTCAGCTCAGCGTGTTTCTCGTCCAGATGTCTCTCGCTTGCATGTATCAGCGTTATCGTTCTCGCTGTCTTGTCCGCCTCACACATCTTCAAGTACTCCACACAATGTTTCAAGCTCATGTGACTCAGCCTTATTCTGTCCGCTTGTGATGCTACCGTACGTCCTCCTCTCACAGCCTCATCAAGTATATCATCCTGGTAGTTAGCCTCAATGAGATAATGCGACACTCCCTTCACTACTTGATGCAGATTCCAACAGTCCGTAGCAAAAAAGAGCGTCTTCATTTCCGGATGATGCACGAGATAAGCGAAGCATTCCACGTCATGCTCAACTTTCAGAGGCGTTACTCTAAAGTCTCCCACTTGATATGTCTTGCCATGCTCCACCGCCGTAACACCAAACTTATTGTTCTCCTTTACAGCAGCTGTCGAGTATACGTCTATCCCGGCACTTGTAAACTCGCGCACATACTTACAATGGTCTCCATGTTCATGACTTACTATCATGCCACGTGCCCGACTTCTTTTAAGCCTTCCAACCTCTTGATATTCTCTCAAATGACAGCCAGCCTCAATCAGAAGCTGGTCGCCATTCTCTGCTTCGAGCAGATAGCCATTGCCCTTACTCGAACTGCCTACGATGCGTAGTTCCATTACTTAAACGGATTATCGTCCTCTGCAGCCGTGGCAGCTTCAGCGCTTGCAGCGCCATCATTCACCACTTCTCCCGTCTGTGCGTCCACGTTGATCACCTCCTTGGCTTCCGCGAATCCATTGTCTCTCGTAAACTCCGAGGGTATCGCCTCATCCATAGACTCAATTTTCTGACTACTCTTGTCGTCAACGGACAATTCTCCCCATTTCGAAAGCAGTCTACGCAGTACGGTCTTTAACGCCATGCTTTCAAAATTCTGAAACCATCCAACTCCATCATTGAAAATCAATGCGGACTGTTTCAGGGCAATCTCTTTTAAACCATTTGCATCTATATTACTGTATTTTACTGTTGGAGCGAATGCCTTTGCATAGGCGCATATTTCGTCTATTGTCATGTAAAGAATTTTGGCAAATCCATCCTTCTTTCTCATATAAGCGAAATAGCCGATAGGCGTGTTACTTTTTTTGTTTTCAGTATTCAACTGCAGTTCTCCAGTTATTTTATTAAAGCCGCCGTATTCACCTTCATATACGACGTCCATGTTAAGGGTTTCATATTTGCCTGTACGTAAAGCAAGGTTGACATAGCCCTTCACGCCAATTACAAGTGAAGGCTTTAACTTACCCTTACTTTTGAAGGGTAGAATATAACACTGCCCTAATTGTTTGTTTAGCGGGAGTCGCAACGATGCAGCCTTGATTGCTTCTGCCATAAGTTCATTCGGATCACATTGCAACAGGGTTTCATCACTTGTTACAAGCTCCATGATTGAGGTCGCAAACGCACCTGCATTCTCTTTCAATGCGTTTTGCATTAGCTGCTGATAGTAATTGTTTTCTGCAACCTTCTTGAATGCAGCTACCGCCACATTCTTGTTTGATTTTTGTGGCTGTTTAGCCACCGCTGTTGTTGTCTGTGTCATTTTTCTATATATTTTATCAGTTCTTCTTTACTTTTAAACACGTGCTCCTCCTTTACGGGAGGAAACACGCAAAACCTATATTGCACGAATGGCTTTGATGTACCAAGCACTTGCACGTCCACTCCTGTTATCTTGCAGCATTGTGCTCGGTAATCATCCAGAAACCACACCGCGTCACCGATATTGTGCTTAGTCTTTATATCCATAGCGCTCTATCGTTAGCTCCTTGTCTTCTGTCACCATCAGCCTTATCTGCTGTCCTCCGTCATACAACGGATCCAGCACCGCCTCGGCATTGTCTATCATGCAAGGCACGTTCACTTGATAGTATCCCTTCAACGCTCGCGCAATGTCCAGTCCGGCATTCATCTTGGCAGCTGTGTTCGAGTCAGAATAGGGCACACCGTCCACCGAGCACTCACACCAAGGCTTGTCTGTTCCGTCCAACTGTCGTCTGGACATCGACCACTTTACCAGTCTAAAGTGTTTGTTTACGATGTTCTCCATAGCCTCGCAGGCCATCTTCTGATAGTCGCTCACAGCTGCTATCTTGTCGTCAAGCTCGTCAAGCTGCTCTTGCCATACCTTTCGGTCGTTCTTCACAGCCTTTATCTGCTCGTTCACCTTATCCCATTGTGTCCTTACCGAGAGCCGCGCGTGTAGCGCATCCAACTCCGCCTCCTGGTCTTTTATCTTCTTTTCCAAGTCGGCCTTAAGCTTCTTGTCCTCTTCGCTCATGCCCTCGTCAGTCGGCTTCTCCTGCTCAGCCTCTACCTTCTCTATACGGTCGCACACCTGCTTGTATTCTGGCTTCTCCGCAAGCAGTGTCTCTACACTCACCTTCTCATTCCCCTTCTTTTCCTGTTCCTCCAGTGCCTTTTGGGCTTCCTTCAGTACTACCTCGGCCTTGTCGAGCTGTGTCTGTGTAGTTTTCTGCTCCAGCTTGAAGCTTTCAATCTCCTTTTCACACGCCTTTACATCTTCTTTTATTTTTGTAGCGTCATTTCTCAGTTTCTTAAGGTCCTCAGCTTGGTTATTGAGGAAAGCCTTTTCCGATTCCTCTTTTATCTTCTGCACCTGGTCCTCAGGCAAAGGCTGCTTGCAGGTAGGACAGAAGGCATCATCCTCGTTCCATTCCCACGTTCTTGCCTTTACAATCTTCCACTTTGCTGCTCCGTCTGCCATCTCTGCGTTAAGTTCGCTGATACGTGTGTTGCATCTATTAATAGACTCGTCATACGACTTTACTTTTTTCTTCAAGTCCTCTACAGTTTGTTCAGCTTCCGTCACAGCCTTATCACATGCTGTCTTTGCCTCAGCGTTAGCCTTTATTATATCGCCCAACATGCGCTGTGCCGACTCTTCCATCATGCGCTTGCGCTTGTGGTCAAGGTTCAGAATGTTTATATTCTGCTGTTTGCGTACCAAGTCTGCACCACCGCCGTTTATGGTGTTCAGACTATTGCGCATCTTGTCTATTTCCAGCCCTTTATCGTTAATCTGCTTCTCTATCGCCTCCCAGTCTTCCGCTTTTGGCACCACCTTGTTCAACGATTCAAGCCTTACGGGCACATCGTCAAGCTTGTCCTGTATTTCCTTGCGATTGTATTTCAGATGCTTCAGCTCCTTGTCGATGTCTTCCTTCTCAAGCAGTTCTTTCACAGCGTCAAAGCGTGCGTCGCCACCCGTCACATCCTCCACACTCGGAACGCCGTACATGTCGTTCAGCATCTTGCGCTGCTCGCTCCATTCCATTCCTACAAAAGCATAAGGCGATGAACAGAGCCTGAACACCTTTTCAGGACAAATCCCGTCAACAACCTTCTTAAAGTCTCCAGCTGTCACTACCTCTCCGTCTACCTTGTACGTGTAGTTGTTAGTCACGCTACCATCTTTCTTGCGTGTCTCGGTAAGTATTCGGGTTAGCAAATGGTTCCCTGTCCACAAGGGTATGCCTTCAAGAAAGTCCGAGTCGTCACGCGTGCACAACCTAATCTCAACCGAGTGTTCCACATCTTCAATCTCGTTGCCGTGCTCGTCCTTGGTCTTTATACCAAACTTGGTGTCACCAGCTTGGTTCGTTCCAAACAGTACCCAACTAATAGCGTCTGCTATCGTCGATTTACCTATGCCGTTACAGCCTTTCACCACATTGATGCGGCTGCTAAACTCGTAATCGGCTTTTTCCGCACCCTTGAAGTACCTCAGGTGCAACTCGTAAATAAATATCTCTTTCATATTATCACAATTTAGAATCCTTCAAATATATTGTCACACCGTTCAGAGTCTTGAAGTAGTTTATGTCGCCATCTTTCAATAGTTCCTTCAATACCTCCCTTAAATCCTCCTGTACGGCTGTCTTCAATTCTGCAAAGCTCACACCCATCGGTCTCTTTGTATCGTCGGGCATCATCTTCTGCAGCTTCTGTAAAACATATTCCTTGTTCATGTTATATTTTGTTTTATAGTTTCGTAGTAAAATATTGTTCTATTCTCACGAACCGAACAATAAGAATCATTTATATGACAAATAATCATGAGAATGGGATTATCGTGGGGGCAGAGGGAATCGAACCCTCACATCGGAACCACCTCTTTATAACTCTACGCTACCCAAGCCGTAGTCACGCCCCCTTAAAACTGTCCTATGCTCACGCACCAGACAGGCAAAAAGTCTTGTAATACACGTTATAGCCACTGCTATCATCTAACATTAATAACATTTTACATACCAATATGAGCTTATCAATTCATTCCTATGTCTAAGATTTAAGCCCCGTAAGTTCTGTTCTGCATTTTCCGCGAACAAGCCTACAAACAAAGGCTCTAGTCACATTATATTTTGCAGCCAAATCCGACTGCTTTGTACCAGTTTGATATTCTTCAAATATCAATTTTGCTTTATCATCGCTTATTTTTCTGTTCAACCTGGCTTTCTCACGCGCTTTTTCAGAAAAGTAATAATGTCCAGCTTTCCTGCTGTAATTATTATTTTCTTTCTGTGTCATCCATTCGAGATTCTCTACTGTGTTATTTCGCGTATCAAAATCCTTATGGTTCACAGTTGGCAAATTGTCTGGATTTGAAAGAAAAGCCATTGCGACTAAACGATGTACTAAGAATGTTTTACTTTCTTCACCCTTGGTAAGACGGACTCTTAAATAACCACCGTTAATCTCCATTGGTGTCATTATACGTCCACCGTAAGAACCATGTCCCATTTTCCTAACACGTCCTTTATTACTTACAGCATAAAGACCTTCGTAGCCAACAACATCCTTCCATTTTTCACCTGGCAAATCCGGGTTCTTTAGAAGATTTGCTGCATAATGCTTATTGCTGTTTCTTTTACAGATACAACGTTTGCATATCCTCGCATGTCCATAATATTCGGACTGAGGCTTTTCTATACCGCAGATGTTACACTTTATGCCATTCGTCATAATGCTTCTCCTCCTTTAGTCTTTTTATTTCTTTTTCGTAGTACTCAATAAGTTGCTCCAGCTCCCAGTTCGACCATTTCTTTGTTTGGTTATGCTTCACCCTCAACAACTCGTATCTCTGGGTTCCGAGTTTCTTTTCAAAGAATCTACTCAACTCCAACAGATGTGAACTGTTCATTCTGTTATCATAAGCACACTCCATAACCATATTGTCTGGGTCAAACCTTGTGTTCATATGGGCACGTCCCCAAAGGTGTGAGCAGTCGCCCTTTGCAAATGGGAGATAGCGTCCACACGTCGGACAACGGAAATACCCATCCTTGTTTACATCACGCAATCGGATATACAAGCTCATTGTTTTGTCAAGCTTTGTTATAAGCGATTTTGTGCTTCTCCATTTTCCCGTCCTTGCAGTTTTCCCCCAAGTGTCGGACTTGTTTTTATCTTTCTTTTTCTTCCAAAACATATCCTTAGTATATCTCCTCCTTTCTACCCATGTCGGCAGAACGTTGTTTAATCTTCAAGTTTAGGCAGTGTATCCGCCTCATGCGCCACTCAAACAGCCTCAGCGAGCCCCTGTCTCTCTCGAGCAGCTTGTATATCTCGTCAACCCTATCTTGATAGGTGCGTGTCGTAAAAAGTTGCAGCATAGCATTGGTTTTTAAAGATTTAAAAAAACTGTCTATCCTCCCGAACCAACAGCCCGAATAGTCTAACGACACAGACTCCTCCGTGCCACATCTAAACAAACTGCTTTAATATCTGATTGTCAGCTTTCTCTATTCTTCTTCAAACATCGGTAATCTCACCTTCCTTCCCCCTAAGTCCAAGGCCATCTTGCGTATGTTCTGTGCCACGCTCGAGTGCGAACGGTAAGCAAGCGCATTGTACACAGCTGTTCTTTTATATCCAAACCGATTCATCAGCACGGAAATTTGTTCCTTTGGAACAATTATTTTCGTTTTATTTATCAACTTTGCCATATTATCTGTATATTTGCACAATAAATAAGTTTATGTAACGGTTGTAAACCGTTTTACCGATGCAAATGTACAACTATATGGGCAACTGTCCAAATATTTGGGCATAAAAACCACTTTTATTTATATATTTTTACATACGATTACATTAATAAACATTTTACAGCTATGACAACCATTACCGAACGCCTCGAAGCCCTACGCCGACATTACAACCTCTCGGCTCGTGGTCTTGCCGATCGTCTTGACCAGCGTCCGTCAACAGTCGTAAACTATTGCAACGGCTCACAGCCTCCCAAGTTGGAGTTTATCGAGCACGTGTTAGACCTCTTCCCAGAAATCTCTGCAGAATGGCTTATACGAGGCAAAGAGCCAATGCTCGTCACCGAGCATCCCGACCTTGCCGTGCTTAAGAAAAAGTACGAGACAGAAATACTTGTCAAGGAAGGCATCATTAAAGAGCTGCGCTCCATTATTCTGGAGAAAAACCAGAACAAGCAGTCTCCCGACCGTCAACAACTTGTAGGGTAGTCCCGTTATACCATTGGCTTAAAAAAGACGATTAAAGCCAACAAAAAAAGGTAGCTGTCCTCACGGATGGCTACCTTAGCAATAAAGGTACAATGTATATGTAACTAAAAACAACTCTTATATTAATTTCTTCGCGACTTCTCTATACCATATCGACTTTTAAAAGTTTTATCTAAAATAAAGAGAAAGAAACAAAGAGAAAATACAATAATTTATCATCAATATTCTTCATTAAACTTCTAAAAGAGTTTCAGAAGGCTGATGCTTTTTGAGCAGACTCTCCCCTTATAGAGGACTTGAAAATCCGTCTATAAGTGAGAGTCTGTATAACGATGAGTCCCGTCAGGATCAACCCCCGTCACCACCACTTGCCAGCTAACGACAGTTAGTGTATGAAGCTTTCGGTGTTCGCTACCGTCCTTCCCGCGTCTTCTTCAATCAACTCTTGCGCTTCTGCCCTGGGTCCCACTTGCAGTGTTTGTTTCAAGTCGAAATGATGCGTGGTGTATTGAGCCGTCTCTTCCACTCCGACCTTTTGAATGGGGACAAAAAAAAGAGTCCCCATTCGCCGTTCGTGTAACGCTCCGAACTTTGAACGAGGACTCCACATATGTTGATTGAAGTATCCTAAATGCGCTTCATGTTAGTGCGTTACTACTAAAAAGCGATACAAAGATACGTTTTCTTGTTCATCCGACCAAATTCACTTTACATTCGTTAACACCATAAAAAATCATAATTCCGTAAACTATTTTATAAAATAGTTTGCTTGTTACCCAGAATTTACCTAACTTTGCACCATAAAAACCAAAGAAAGCTGACAATCAGATAGTTACAATATATTATAAGTGAACCCTGCGAGGTCACTTTTAGACAATATTGCTTTTTATTTGATTGTATCGCTAACAGCTTCTTTACCAAGCTGTTAGCGATATTATGCTTTGTGTAAGCTGCTGCTAATAAACGAGTTACACCGTAAACGCGTACGTAAACAAGTTTATTTCGCAACGTTCGGGTACACCAGTGTTTATCAGCTTTCTCGCGAATTTGGACGCTTTTTCGATTTGCAAGTTCTACCCTCGTTCTACCGCCATCAAGAAGTGTATTACCAAATACGTGATTGTTTTCCCGAAACATTATAAACATTTTAAAACAATTTGTGTACTATGGCAATTTTGAAATTTAACATTGTTTATGACAGAAAGCACGTTACAAAGAATGGAAAGCAAGGTTCTGTTGAAATTCGCTTTTGTATGAATCGCAAACAGAAGTATTTTTCTACTGGCATTAAAGTCTTTGCCAACGAATGGGACAATCAGGCATGCAAGGTTATTCGCCATCCTGACAAAAATGAATTTAACCAACGTCTCACGGCTATCCGAATCAAGGCTAACAAGATTGTGAACAAGGCCTATGACGATGAAGACAACTTCGACTTCAACTTACTCACTCGTATGTTCAAAGGTGAGCCTGCCAAGAAAATTGATTTCCCTACCTATTGTGAGCAGCGCACAGTAGCACGTCGTGTATCTGAAAGCACAAAGACTCGTTATCGTGTCTTTACTCGCTTCTTGCACTCATGGGGTAAGATAATCTCTTTCTCGGACCTTACTGTTGCTAAGGTTCGTGCAATGGATGAATACTTGCATACTCGAGAGATTGCACCTGCTACTATCTACAACTACCACAAGTATCTGAAACTTTTTATCAACGATGCAGTAATAGATAATCTTGTTCAAGAAAATCCGTATCGTCGTCTTAGCTTCAAAATACCTCGTGGCGACAAGCAGTATGTCGATTGTCTCACTGTTGAGCAGTTCGAGGAAATCCGTTCCATTACCGTCTCCACTCCTCACCTCGCTAAGGTTCGCGACCTCTTCCTGTTCCAGTGTTACACCGGACTCGCCTATTCCGACCTTATGGCGTTTGACTTCAACGAATGCGACCTCGTAGACGGAAAGTATCTCTACCACGACCGTCGTGTCAAGAATAGTGTAGACTTTGTTCTCCAACTCCTTCCCCAGGCAGTGGAGATACTTGAAAAGTACAACTACAAACTTCCTCAGATAAGCAACCAGAAGTACAACGACTATCTTAAGGTTATAGGCTTAATGATAGGTGTCAATGATCTTCATAGTCACATGGGAAGAGCCACAGCTGCCACCATGTTTCTCTCCAAGGGTATGCCTATCAATGTTGTCTCCAAAGTTCTCGGGCATACTAATCTTCGTCAGACTCAACGCTATGCACGCACTCTTAGCCGAGATGTTCGTGCTGCCTTCGACGCTCTTGAGAACAAAATCTAATATAATTAGGTAGCGGCTTAATTGTCGCTACCTATTTTTTATTTTTGCAAAAGACGAAATACCGAAAATCCTATGCCTTTTAACATTAAATTTGCGAATAAAAGAATTATCATGATAGATACAAGGAGTGTTTTATACGCAATTACCGGGGCTTTCTTAGCCCTTCTCAGCCCAATTCGGGACTTCATGCTTGCCATGCTAATACTGTTTGTCGTTAATTTTTTCTTCGGATTGCTTGCAGACATAAAGTGTGGCGCGGATTGGTCTTGGCGCAAGGCAGGCATGTGTTTGGTCTATTGCTTCATCTTTTTTGCCACGGCTGCATCTATGTTTATCATCGGTCACTTCATGCACTCAGAAGAGCAAGCCCTTGCTTGTGTCAAATACGTTTGCTTTATAGCCATTGGTGTTTTTGGTACTAACATTTTACGCAATGCGCGAAGCCTTTGCACACCTGGTTCCTCGTGGCACAAGCTTGTTTCCGTGTTGTATTACATTCTTACCATTAAGTTTGTTGAGAATTTTAAATTTTTCAAGAATTCCGAACCTGAACTTGAAAAGGAGGAGACAAAATGAACATAACCAAACAGCAGCTCTTACAGATTGTCCCTGATGCTGGAAGTCGCATCAATAAGTATATCAACTACATCAACGGCTATGCCGACACATTCCATATCGACACTCCTCTTCGTATGTGCCACTACCTCGCCCAGATTCTTCATGAGTCAGCAGAGTTCAAGTATACTGTAGAGCAAGGTCCTACCCATTACTTCGACAAGTACGATACAGGACGCCTTGCTAAGATGCTCGGCAATACACCCAAAAAGGATGGCGATGGCTATAAATATCGTGGTCGTGGCCTTATCCAGATTACAGGCCGTGCAAATTATTCCGCCTACAACAGCTCCAGTTACTGCAAAGGCGACGTTCTCCGTAATCCAGACCTCCTGGCAGAACCTCTTGGCGCAGTCAAGTCGTCCATGTGGTTTTGGCTTACCCATAATCTCAATAAGTATGCCGACAAGGACGACATTCTTAAGATTACCAAGGTTATCAACGGTGGCACCAATGGCCTTGACAAGCGCAAGATGTATCTCGAAAGGGCTAAGAAGGTTTTATTAAAACAGTAAATATGGTTACAAATGATTATGACCCACGTGACAGAATACGCAAGACAATAGGCGATTTGTATTGGCTTATTGTAATAATAATTATGTACATAGTCCTTGTTTTGTGCTGCTCCAGCTGCTCTACCCCCAAGCCTGTAGTCCTCGAACGCACCCTTCACGACACAGTACATGTCAACAACCTTCGCCTTGACAGCGTCTTCATGCACGACTCTATCTATTTCGAGTCCATCATCAAGGGCGACACCGTATACCGCACCAAAGAGATAACCCGTTGGCGCGACCGTGTCTCTATAAAGCACGATACAATCTACACTGTAAGAGAGAATAAGGCTGATATATCTGTTCCTGTCGAACGTAAACTATCTTTATGGAAGCAGTTCGCCGTACCTCTAATTTCGATAGTCCTTATGATAACAAGTACAGTAAGCTTAATATGGCTTATACATCGTAGAAAATAACCTATGGGAGTCCTCTTAAAATCCATCCGCAAGATTCTCGTCGAACTTATCGACCGTATCGATAGTGGCGAATGTGCCACTACTGACGAGCAAGAACGCATGTTCCTCGACCTCTGCACGATGATTGCCGACAAGGACCGTCGTGTCTCCAAATACGAGGCTTGTCGTTATCTCAATATGTCACGCGCCAAGTTCGACCGTTATGTTGCTGATGGGCGTCTTCCGCACGGACGGAAGACTGCCGGGTTTAAGGAACTTTCATGGAGTCTGTCTGAACTCGATTGTTGTAAGATTACATAATATTATTGTTGTTATATAAGATTTTTTCATATGTCTTCGAGCCGTTCTGTTGTGAAACAGGGCGGTTTTTTGTTTCCGTGAGCATCGTTCTCCTCATTTGAGCATTGTTAGGCGCACCTCTATATAATATGTAAATTTGCGTCAAGTCTCAATGTTGGGGCGAAATTTAAATCTTACTATTATGTCTGAAACAAAAACTTATGTATTCGGCAATGACGGACAGTGTGGTGGTGGCAGCATGATGAGCATGTTAGCTCCTCTTCTTCAACAGCGAGGTCTCGACCCTAACCTTCTGTTGGCAATGAATCGTGGTGGAGGCTTCGGTAACGGCGAAGGCTCTTGGTTCATTTGGCTCTTGTTTATCCTCTGCTTCTGTGGCTGGGGTGGTAACGGATTCGGCTTCGGAGGCAACGGTCGTGGAAACATTGCCAACGAAATCAACAACGACTACGGACGCTCTCTGCTCATGGACGCTATCGGTGGCAACCGCAACGCTCTGTCTAATCTCGCTACTCAGCTCAACTGCACCGAAGGACAGATTCAGTCGGCTATTTCGGCTCTCACCTCACAGGTCCAGTCTGTAGGCAACCAAGTGGGTATGTCGGGTATGCAGACTATCAACGCTCTACAGCAGGGCAATATGCAGATTGCTCAGCAGCTTGCTAACTGTTGCTGCGAGAATCGTCTTGCCATCTGTCAGCAGACTAACGCTCTCCAGAGTTCTATCAACAACGTGGCTAACGTACAGGAGCGTGGCTTTGCTAACGTGGCTTACGAGACCCAGCGTCAGACTTGCGACTTGCACAACGCCATCAAGGATAGCACACAGACTCTCCTCGACGGTCAGAAGCAAGCAGAAATGCGCGAAATGCAGAGCAAGCTTGATGCTCTTCGTGAGGAGAACAGCACCTACAAGTCGTCTGCCATGACTTCACAGATTGTCGGTCAGGCTCTCGCTCCCGTCAATTCTGTTCTTGCCGGCTTGCAGAAGGAGGTAAATGCTATCAAGTGTGCACAGCCTAACACCGTGACAGTCCCTTATCAGCCGTTTGTTACTGTTCCTAACTGTGTTGCCGCTCAGTACGGTCTTTACGCCAACGCCAATGCCAACGGCTTTTGGGGTTAATGAGAAAGGAGGGTTCTATATGACACCTATTTGGAATTATCCCTTCGCATGGGTCAACCGTCGTGGTTCCGCTGCAGTAGCTTCCACTGCCGTAGCGGTCTCTGCTACAGCTGTCACGTTCTCCTTCCGCAACCATGCTTTTGCATCGGCCAACTATCGCGGAACGGTCTTCGTTAAGCTGGCTCAGGCCATCCCTACTGGCACCACTGGCACGCTCCCTATTCTCTTCGAGACTAATGGAGCCACCCAAGCCGTCACTAAGTACAACGGTGCTCCTCTTACCGTCGCCGACCTCCCTGGCACTGGCATCTACCAGTTCTGGTTCGAACGCGACACTAACACCCTTCAGCTCATGTCTTGATGGGTATTGTCTAACCTATTCTAAAAGAAAGGATTTCTTATGTTTAGCGGTTTGCGTACTAATAGTATTTTTTATGTGCTTGACAAGAGCAACGAGCCTAAATTGCAGATTGGACAGGTTGTTTCCGTTTCCAATCCTCAGCCTAAGTTCCCCACTTATCAGCCCGGACAGTTCTCTCCTCAACCGATGGAGTCTGTTGTTGATGTGCGTGTTAAGCTTACCGATGGCGAAATGGATTTCAAGCAACTCCCTTCCAACGGCCAGATTGCCAATTCTGGCTCACTTGTTGTATCTGAGTCGCGCGAGGCTATGTCTGCCGAGGTTGAGGCCATGCTCCGCCAGTCTCGTCAGATTCTCGAAAGTGTTGACTATCATCGTTCTGTCGTCTCTTCTTGCGAGTCCATGCTTGCCCAGCTCAACCCTCAAATAGCCGAGAAGAAAGCACAGGAGCAGAAAATCTCACAACTCGAGACTAAGATGTCTGGCATCGAAGGTACTCTCTCCAATATCCAGGGCATGCTTGCACAGGCTCTCAAACCTAAGGCATAAGGCATCCTTTCTCTTAGAAACTTAAAAAACATTACGACTATGAATTTTGTTGTTGAAATTACAGAGGATAAGTTCTCTGAACTCACAGAGAACGCCGAGAAAATGCTTCGCTATGGAGGCAAGGTCATGTCCTGTCTCGATTCTATCAAGCGTGAGCGATATGGCGAGCGCAGCCCTATGCCCGACTATCGCAGCTCCGACTATCGCAGCTCCGACTATCGCAACCGCGACCAATATCACCCCCGTCCCGATTATCGCGAACGTGAAGACTTCGCCGACAACCGCCGACAACGTGATCGTCGCGACTACGATAACGATTACTAATGTTTAACCCGAGGAGAGTCGGCACAGCAGCTGTTACTCTCCTCATTATTTCATATCTTCAAATGAAACCTCGTCAATCTCTTTCTCAGTACGACTATTGTCCGCCCGAAATGCTCGCCTATTTGCGACATTACGGCTATCATTTCTCACGCCGTATGCACGACTTCGCTGTCTCTCGTATGCGTCGCGACAACAAGCCGATCACTCCTTGGACTAAGGAGAAGGTCGAGCAAGTTATCCACAAGTACGGCATAACTCTCGAAAACGCCATTGCCTACGACCATGTCTATGTCTTCAATATGGCTCTTGCCGATTTCTACGGTTCTTCTATCACCGACGAGCGTGCCCTTGCTCTCTTTGTCAAGGATTACGTCGACGACGAAGATCAGCCCGACGGTTTTATCTTCAATCGTTTCTATGCCGATTGTGCCCTTTCCGGCACGCCTATCCCATGGGAAGATATTTTAGACCCCTCATAGCCTATGCGCTCGCAGCAAATTTACCTTCATTCCTACGATTGGACGGTGCAGATATTTTATAATGTCCCTCCTTCAAGGGTCGATACTATCCGCAGACATCTTCAAGCTCTCGCCTGTCACTCGCGTCCTCTTGAAGATGCCTGTATTCTTGTCTCTCAATCTACCCCTGATACTGCTTTTACCTATACCAACATTTCTCTTCACCGCACTCTCATCGTTCTCTGTCCCTCTTCTTCTCCCTCTCAATTTCTCAACACCCTCACCCACGAACTTCTCCACGCCACAACTCACATATCCGATTACTACAACATTCCTCTCAACACCGAATCTCCCTGTTATCTCCTTGGTTCTCTTGCCCAGGCTTCTTATTCTATAGCGCAATATTATTTGTAAACAGGTTTACGTCTTTTGATGATATTCCTTGGCTGTCTTACAGATATTTAGTACTTTTGTAGCACGCAATAATAACTAATTTTAACAACAATGAAAGTACTCTTTCTTTCCCTAATGTTCCTCGCTTGCGCTACAGGCGATAGTGTCTACATTTGCACCGGGCCACAATCCAAGCGCTACCACAAATCCGCATCATGCAAAGGCTTGCGCAATTGCAGCCGAGAGATAAAACAAGTAACTCTCGAACAAGCTAAGAAGTTACACAAAACTCCATGTCATATTTGCTATAAACATGATCGTCAACAATGAGAATATTTAAAGATTTGATTCCGCTTCTTGTTTTGTTATTTGCAAGTTGCCTTATGTTATCATGTGGAGAATCCAAAGAAGAGCTCCGTCAACAAATAGCAGAGCGAGAGGCTGTTATAACACGACAACAACAGGAAATTTCAGACTTGGAAAATAAGCTTCAACAAATAAACGAATACGCATCTAACGCACAATCTTCAATAGATAATATGCGCGATTATGTTGACAGCTATGATTTAGATGATGCAGAAAGTGAAATAGATAATATATACAATGAATCAGAATATTAAAGTTTCAAAATTATCACTATTAGCAATAGCAATAATTGCAAGTGTTTCATCGTGTTCAAAAACCCGGCTCTCGGATTATATCTATTGTGAGCGCAATCCTATAACACATCAGAATATAATTCATACTAATTCTTCTTGTTCAAAAATTCGTTATGGATATAAGATTAAAATGACCTCGTACTACAAATATACAGAAGGTTATGATGTTTTTTGTCCTGAATGCTGCTATGAGCCTGATGTTATTAGAATAACTAAAGGCGAAAACTTACAAAAATAAGTACAATATATTTTAATTTATACTAATTCTTAATACGCAAACTTGGTCACCAAACTAAGTTTGCGTATTTTTGTATCACAAAACCTCTTAAACCGTTTTCCTTGAATGACAAAAAATAATTACGATATTACCCGTTTGCAGCGCGAGGCTCTTAGAAAAGCCTACTGTGATGTATGCAAGCACTCCCGTCCGTGGAGTCAGCAAGACGCATACGTCAAGACTGCCAAGCATCCGGCTCCTCGTTATTATATCACGGCTAAAGAGGCTTACGAGAAACTTCGACGCATGGCCGTTGGCGACAACTCTATTGTCGATGCTTTAGGCGACTCAAAACGTCGACTCTACTATTCGCTTTTCGAACGCATGAAGGAACTCTCACAGCGAAAGGAGTATGTCAACAAGTCCCTGTGGTTTCTGTGCCCTATACTTGTCTCGCTCCCGGCTCCAGAGTTCTTCTTGTCGCCACGCACGGTTAAAGATATATTTGTTAAGTACAGACTCTATGGAAAGGATTTCCGCCATCGTGAAGTGTATGGCAGTGGACGTAAAAGCAAAGCTACTGTTAACAATACTTAGTCTCTTCGGTTCGCTTCTTCATAGAGGTATGGGGGTTCTTGCTAACGATAGCCTGATCCCCCACCTCACTTACAGCTTCCAACACGCCAACATTTGGCACATGCTTGCCAATTTGTTTGTCCTGTGGAACATCAAGCAAAAGATGAATGTCGTGTCGGGCTTTTTGATTGCCGTAGCTGCGAGCTTCTTGCCTATGTTTACAGACAGGTCTACTGTCGGTATGTCGGGCTTGCTCTTCGCCATGTTCGGCATTATGTGGGGCAAGCGAGGCGATTTTAGAGGATGTCTTAAGGCTGGTATGCCCGTTATCCTTATAATGATGTTGATACCAGGCATTAATGGCCTGCTTCACCTTTATTGTTATTTGTTTGGTTACATTTGGTTTAAGTTGTTTTCATATACTAAGAAGGTTTTATTAGGTTAGTTAAGAAAGTGGTTTAATACTTTTTTCATTGAAAATTATAAGTAGAAGAAGGCAGTCCGTGATGGATAGCCTTCTTTTTTTATCTCATCTTTTCCGTAAATAGTGGCTGAAAATCCACAACCGTTCCGGCAAACGTATCCGTAGCAAGCATATTGCTTAGCTTATAACTTAAGGTGTAGTATTTCCATGGCTTGCCGTGCAACGAGTGTAGCTCACACCAGTTTCTGCAGTTGTTTGAACCATATATACGCAGCGCTATCTTGCCGTTCGCCGTATCAAAGAGGTGCAATATCTGATGTATTGTCTTTAGCTGCAACGACGAACCTAACTTCAGAGGACGTGTCGTAAATGTTCCGCTATATAGTGTTGTGTCGTCATTGATGTCTGGCTTCGATGTTAGTGATAGTACAGTTGCGTCATTGAGCTGTATGATGTTGTCGGGATAGTTATTCACCACAGCAATCACCTTTCCTGGCAACGATGCCTTGGCGAAGGTTCCGTCATGTATCGAATATACATATTCATATTGCTCCTTGGGGTTGATGATATGCAGAAGCGAGTCACGGTAGTCGTACGCTATTAACGAATCTCTAAGGTACCCAAGGAAGTCTCCATTGCCTACTTCAAGAAATTGCGACGGGTTGCGTCCTCGTAATTTGTCCGACACACAAGTCACCTTTCCTCCCGACACAGCCATAAGACCCTTGGCCGAAGTAAAGAATACAACACTGCCCGTTGGCGTTATCGATGCAGCATTGTTGCACACCTCGCGCGATATGGGGTAACTCGCTGCATACAATCCTTCCGAACTTACCGACATGCCATAAATGCCTTCCGTCGTAAAAACTAACAGAGGGTACTGGCCAAACTGTCCTTGTGATATTGGCTCTGTGTTGGCTACTATGCCGAGTATGTTGCCCGTGCCTACTGTGTTGTCTCCTGAGGCTTGGAAGACAAAGGGATTGTTCACTATTGAGGTGAATATCTGTGATGATAGAAACTCGTAGGCTGTTGGGTCTGGCGAAGGGCGGCTCACGTTCTCATTCGTAATCGTTGAATACAGAGGCAGTGTGCGGAATGCGTAGGCTCCATTAAGGCGCTCATGACGCTGTAGGGGTATACGGAAGCTTGCTGCACTTTTTGAGTCGTATACTATTACCTCGGTAGCATTCGTATCGGGATAGTAGAACCATGAGTTGGCTACCTCTTTTAGTGTTTCTACCATGTCTGATACTACCCATGTGTCCATTGTGTCGCTTACGATGTGCACAAAATACTGCAACCTGCAATCTCGCTGCACTATGTCCGAGTTGGCGATGAACGACGAAAAGCCTTTGAATGGATAACGCTTTACCCCAAAGAGGTTTAGTCGTTTGTTGTACGTATACATACTCTCTGGTTTCATCGTTGTCCATCCGTAATAATCGTCTACTGACAGTTGCTCCTGTTGTAACAGTGCGCTCACTACTCCTTGCTTTATTGGCGCATCCTTCCATACTGTATTGTATATCTTATCTATCTTTACAGAGAATAGTTTAAAGAACTGTGTCTTTGCCAGCAACTCGTCTATTATCTCGTCCTCTGTCTTGAACTTTTTGGGCAATACAATATCTCTTGCCGGGAATGTCTTGAGGTTGAACACTATCTTCTTTCTTGCATTACCTCTGAATACAGCCTCGTCATATCTCATTCCTAAGAAATCTACTACCTCTGTATTGTTTGTTTGTTCCGGATTCATGATGCTCCAATTGTCGTCTACATTAAAAGGTAGCACCTCGTCCGAAGCGAACACTACTATATCCTTCACTATGTCGCTCCACTCGTCTATGTCTTCTCCACCTACCTGATATTGCAGTTTTACGTACGAAGGACAATAGAGTAGTTTTAACGCCGAGCCTGTATCCTCCACTACCTCATGATTTTTCCATCCTACGGGCACAATGTAGTTGTTGCGTGTTATCGTAGGAAACACAGCCACGGGTGCCGATATACGTGCATAGGTACCGTCGAAAAGGCGTAGCGCAAATCGCACAAAAAAGGGGAATGCAAATGCGTTTTTCTCCTTGACAAGGTTTAGTATCAGGGATACATGGCCAGATATGGCTGTCTGCAAGTCGTCCACACGGTCGTCCTTTGGTCTGAATGTTTCGTATCTGGTGCCTGCTTCTAATGCGTTGCTACCAAGATGACTGAATGATCCGTCGTCGTTGTAGTAAGCACCAACAGTCGGATGGTCTACCAGGTAGTCTATGTCGCACAACTGGCTCTTCTTGGTCACAAGCTGTTCTATGATTGGTGTTGAGGTACGGAAGTTTACCGTTGGCTTGGGCAACTCATTGCCAAGATATTTGTACACTCCTCCTTTATATAATAGGTATGTAAAGCCCGTATCTGTGGCCACAATTAGTGTATTGCCTACTGACGATATATTGTTAAGGCTTTTACCTATTGGTATACTCGTCTGTTGTGTTTTGTCTATTGACGATTTTTCGAAGTCTACTTCTGCAAACGTGATATTGCCCAACACCTTATCGTATAGAATGGCATTGCAGTAGTCGGGTCCTTTGTGTATGTAGACCACTTGGTTGGTAACTTTACCTGAAAGAGGGGAAGGTAATTGTATAGGGTGCATTTCGCCTGACTTATACACCATTCCTACCAACTCTACAAGTTCCGTATCATCTGTCAACATTCCCGATGGCGATGTTGTTATTCCTTTTGAGTATGATAGCGATTTCTGCATATCTGTTTTCTTTTATATTGATGCCTCTGTCTTCACTCCGTCCGAATGTCCTCTTAGTCCTTCGTCTGTTCTCCACTTAGGCATTTCCATTTCATGTGTCGATACATATAGGGCTATGGCTGTTGACATCAGTACGTCGTCATGATTGCCCGAGCCTTCGATGTTTCCAAGCGAACCGTCTTCTTTTCTCTCATAGATACGTAGCTCATGATACATTTCTGTGTCTGGCTCATGCCAGAGCCTATCATCCACAAAAGCCTCAAGGTTATCTATCAGCCAGCCTTTCGTTATCTTATTGGTCTGAAAACCATACTTGGCAAGTACATTGCCCGTCGTGTCCTCAGGCGACGAGCGCCTCTGGTACAGGTTGGGATAGTAGTCCGCTATCTCATTGATTATAGAGCCGAAGTGGTCGCCCTCCGTATTATTGTTCTTCTCGCGGTCGGCCGTGTTGCTCTCTATCACAAGCAGCGCATCGTCGTAATAGTGAGCAAGAGCTGCTGCCTTCCACGCAAGTACGTCATGTCTGCAATGCCCTCTGTATCGGGCTACCACACGTGGCTTATCCTTCATTGATGGCATCATGCCCATTCTGTCAAGCACGGTCATTACGGTATAGTCCGAAGTAGACGACTTGCCTCCGATATCCACGCTCACCACATATCTGTCTGCTACACGCAATATCTTGTTGTTTGGCAAGCTCCATATCTTCAACTCGCCTTCTCCGTCTTCCCTTATCTTTATCTTTGCATTCTTTATCGCCTCCGTCGATTTCTCGCCAGTGGTTACAATGTCTGCTATGTACTTAGGCTTCTTTACCTCGCCCTGCCTTAGGTCGTCTATTGAGTAAGGGTTGAACACAAGATTACCCGAGTTTCTAAATGCCTCTTCTTCGTCGATAGGTGCCTCGGTTGCACAGAAGGCGTGTGTCTTAAACTTGTTTCTGAAGTTTCTGTACCAGTTGATTGCCTGGAAACAAGCTCCCTTTTCCCACATTCGCCAAAAGAATTTGCCTGTCTCTCTATATCCCTTGGGACAGGTTGAGCGGTCTTTGTTCTTCAACAGCCACATCGCAAACTCTTTCTCGTCCTCCACTGGCTCCATGTCGTCCTCAATGATGAAGCAGGGTATGAAGATGAATGCGTATGCGTCATTGTTCGATGGGTCCATTGCCAGTTGGCAACGGTCATAGAAGAAGCCCGAAGCTCCTCGTCCTGTTGACTCAAACACCTCTACGTTGTCTTCTATATTATGTATACCGCCCGAAACGGAAGAGATTACGCCTTCTGGGTCATGCTCTGGTGTCTTCTTCCAATATGCCACCTCGGAATAATGGGCACAGTGGAAGTTGTTACCACGCACAGCATCAAAGTTATCAAACGAGGCTATGGTCAGCGTCGAACGCCTCAACGCCTTGTTACCATCCGTCACAATAAAGTCGTCGGGTGAGTTCTCGTATGGCGATAGCATCAACTGTGTTCCTGGGTGTCCTATCGTCCATCCCGGCTGTCTTTCAACGGCCTTTCGGTACATCGCCTTAATCTTCTTCGATGTTCCTTTCACCTGCGACAGCACAATGGCGTTCCAACCGTCACGCCGAAAGTCTTGAATCCACTTAATATACAGCTGCGTCAATGTTGAGCCACCCCATTGTCGTGCCTTCAGGATTACCACACGTATTGCCTTCTTCTTGTGTCTCAGCTCCTCAAATAGGTTGATAAGTCTTCTCTGCGGATATTTCAGTCTGAACGGTATCATGTCTCCCGTTCTCTTGTCCTCAATCTTATCCGTCACGAATAGGGCAAACTCTGGGTCTTCTCTGAATCTCACCTTGAATATCTCAAAGGTCAGTAGCTGTCTTAGCTTCTGTGTGTCTTCCGATTCCTCGTCATATTCCTTATGTAGTACTTGTATCAGCACCTCCTTTATCGTGCCAAAATGTTGTAGGTTCTTATACAGCAGTGTTCGCATACACTCCTTCGGCACATACATCTTCGGAATGATGAAGTCTGGTATTTCAAGGCATACTCTGTTCTTAAAATCATAACAACCCACGCCTGTCCACGGGTCATACTCACCGAAAATCTCATCATATCGTTTCTTATTTTCGGCAAGCAATTTATCTATGTCAAGGTCGGTTATTGTCGTCATGTCTTATAATCCTTCGTATTCTTTCAATTCCTCATAGTCCGCATCCTCTATCTTCGGCACAGGCTCTGCCCCGATAGCTAACGGATCATCTGTCTTTGTTGTCGATAACGCCACCAATTCCTGGAAGTCCTTGTTTATACCCACCGACACGTTCACCTGCGACTGCTTCGGCACCACATGTTTCTGCATGTCATGATACAGCAGCAACCACGCTTTCGGGTCATGCTCCGCAAGCTCCTCAAACAGCTCCTCAAACTTTTCCTGATTCTTCGATAGCAAATCACGGATAAATTCCTTCTGTGCCTTTTTCCCTTTCGGCAACAGCTTCTTCCTGTTCTCCGACAAAAGAGGTATGTCGTCCAATGTCTTCACCATATATTTTCCTTTCCTTCGGTGTTACAACACCGTCCATCAAAACGGATTCAAATGCTTCCTAATCGTTCCCGGCAACACCCTACTGCTCAGTTCTTTTATCACCTTCTCTCCGTCCTCCAAGTTTTTCCCCCTGTCTATCGTTCTCTGGTCTCTCGATGTTAACGTGTTGGATAGATATTCAAACAACGCCCCATCTACCAAATACTTATGAATGGCTTGCACCAACGCATCATATACCGTCGCGTCCCAATAATCCGGCATCACCAGTATTATCTCTTTCTCCTGCCATTCTTTCAGCCCGTTCATTCTCGCTACTCCTTCTGGTTTAGCCACATAAGCCGACAGTATTCTTTCCACCGACGCTATATATTGGTCAAACCATCTGTAGAACATTGGTCTGTGCGAGTCCGCTTCCGATGTTGTCACCTCAGTCTCTTCCTGTGTCTTCCTCGTAGCCTTGTCTATCAATGATGTCACAGAGTCCACATCAAACAACAGTTGGTCTGCCTGTATGTAGATGTGCTTTATGCTATGACCGTATGCTCTCCGTGGTGGCTGTGGCTCAAGGGGATTAGCTACTGGTATCCACCCTCTCTGTCTTGAAGCTACAAACGGATGCAATTCCGAAAAATCCTTTTTCATGTCCTTTTTGTTTTTAGTAGTACTCCTTCGACACTATCACCGTAAACTCCACATACACATTGTCTGTATGTCGTGAGAATAGTCTTATCCTCGCTACTCCCGTGTTACGTGGCACAAGCTCAAATGTCATTGGTGCTCTGTAGCGCATCATCTCCACTATGCTTGGGTCTTCCGAGCGTGCTTCAATGTCGTCTACGGCTCCTTCGTCAATACTGTACGACACCGTGGCATTCTCGTCCACACGTATTATTATCTCGCCCTCCGCGTCTGTTCCGTCTACCTTTGCCGTTAGTGTTGTGGGATATTTTATTGTTGGTACTGCTGGTGCCGACAATACAAAGCAGCGTCTTATCGCAATTTCGTCCGCTGCCACTGCCGACTGATACGGTGCTGCCTGGTTTAGGTTGCCCAGTTTTACCCACCATTCGTAGCACATAGTATCCTCCACAAACTTTGCTACAAGTCTTGCCAACGTGTCTGTTAGTGATCCGTTGTATCGTCGCGACACGTTTAACGTAAACTCCACTATGTCGTTTGTCTTGTCGTTGTAGTATATGGCATTGTCGCCTATCGTCTGGGCTGTAGGCACATAGTAGTCTACAAAGATTATCTTTGCTTTTTCGAGTGCTGTTGTCAGGTCATGGTCCAATGTGCGCTCGTGCACCTCTTCGTCTCCTGCCATCTCGAAGTATGGCGTTTTCTGCCCTGGCTGTGCTGCCTCGTCTATCTTGCCTTTAAGATAGGTCGCTGCCTTTACAGCCTCGATTATCACGGATTTTATTATCTGGAATTTTATTATCATGGTGACTTACTGTTTTTTGTTTATACCTATAGTTCAACCGAGCCCACGCAGTCCGCAAGCGTCTTGTCCGCACTGCCTGGCGGTGTCTTCGTAAATATCAGTCGTGTGGCTGCAAGTAGCTGTGCCTGCACGTCCGTAGCATATTTTCCAGCAAGGTCTGGCAGTACCATCGCCAATACCGATTGCGTTACATAAGCAATGAGTAGCGACTTTACACTGTCTTGTGCTGCTCCTGATAGTGCATCGTTGCTTCGTGTAGTGTTCACAACGAAGGCTATATATTCTGCTTTCTGTCCTACTGCCTTCTTCCCAACTTCATACCCCGACAACACTGGCGATAGATTTGATGTCACAAGCTGCGCTCCGTCTATTATGCATTGTCGCATTACCGTGTCTTCCACACTTGATAGTGTTGACACCGAGAACAGCGTGTCGCCCTTCTGTGTGCTATGGTGTTTTCCTATGATGGACAGTTGCCGTTTTACGGCTTCTTTCACATCTTCAAGATATATGGCTATATCCATATTTTACATTTTTATATTATTGCATCAAGTATCCTTGCGCTTGTTCTACTGCCTGTTGGTTTGCCTCGGGCACTACTCCGTTCTGTGGCGCTTGCTGCCCCATTGCCTCTTGCTGCGCCCTTAGCTCTTCCATATTACTCTGCACGTCCTGCAGCAGCTTGTCTGCAAACGGCTCATTCAGGTTCTGTAGATACTGTATGATGTTGATGGCTCCCTTGTCAAACAACATGTCAAGCTTGTCGTTTACGTTGTTCTGATAGGTGGCTGTAGCAGCAGCGTTCTTGATAGAAATCTTGAACATTATGTCTCTTGCGCCCAGTCTGTCATACTCTATCGGGTATGTGCTATCGCTATTGAAGATGGGTCGGCCGTCTTCATAGTATTGTTTTATCGTCATGCACTTCTTCTGTGCAATGTTCTCCGTAAACGATTCCATGTCTTTCAGTATCGAGTAGAGCGAGGTTGAGGCATTCTGCGACTCTTGTGCGTATCTCGATGCCGATGTTCCAGCCGTTGGTGTCTTGCCTTGCAATGCGCCCGAAACATTCGACACTTCGCGCATCAGGTTCAGCTCCATCTGCAACAGCTCGTTTGTTCCAAGATTCACGGCGTTCGACGTGATAATGTCTGGCCTTGAGTTTGGCAGCGTTGCCTTTGGTGTGTAGAATATCATTCCGTCATACTCCGTCGCTTGCTCGGCAAACTCGTCTGGCGTCATTCCGTCCAACACCTGTGTAGGGATAAGCCATACACCCTTGGCCGACGAGCGTATTGCCATGTCGTTCATTATTATCAAACGGTTTATGTATCTCTGCTGGTCTATCACGTTTGCCATGAACGGATGTATTTCTCCGTTGATGTACGGATAGAGCTTTATCGTGAATGGATGCGACTTAAAATCGTATGGCGTCTCTCCGCTGCATAGCACGGTTCCGTCTGGTGCCATAAACGTGTAGTACCAATACTTGTCTGCCACTTTCTTTGCCGTGATATAGGCTCTGTCTTCTGGCGGTACTCCCATCAGGTCATACTGCTCCTTTCTCTTCACGTTCTTCGCGTTTAGCTCCGCTATCAACACTTTGTCGTCACATTCTATGCGGAAGTAGGCATCACTTTCGTTTTTCGCTATCGGGTCGTAGCATTGGTATCTGTATTTCGTTTCCGTCGTCCACGCTTCTATTACTCTCACGTATCGTCCGCGCTTCGACGGTATATCAAATGATATGTTCGACAGGTCGTTTGTGTCGTTGTGCATAGTTCCTTCCGTCTGACTGTCGTCTGGGTCTATGTCGAATATCCTGTTCAGGTCGTCTATACTAAGTCCGTACTCGTCTTTCGCAAATTTCTTGTACAGGTCGTTTATAGACTCGTCATGCAGCACGCCTATCAGCGACAGGTCAAGGTGTCTTGGGTCCGAACCTCCTTCCCAAAACACATAGTTTGGCTCTATGTAGTCTGTCCACGAGTCTTCTATCTCCTGTGTTCTGTCTTCGTATGTCTCTCTACACACCATTACTCCTCCTACAAGGTAGTCTTCAAGCGCGTGCTTCAACAATATCTCCATCTGTGTGTTTTGCCAGTTGCATTGCATCGTGGCAGACATCATATCCGAGAGTGACTGTGAAGAGCGTGTTCTTGCAAAGCACACTGGCTCTGTACCTTGCTTTGCGTACATTCCCACAAGAGTGTTCAATATCGACACCATCACATTGTTCGACAACGGCACTGAGCCTTTCCTTTTCAGATATTCTCTTTCCGTCATGTCATAGTAGTATCCGTTCTTGTACACTCTCACTGTGTCGCCCCATTGGTCACCGTAGCAGTATCTCTTGGCCCTGTCTCTAACCATACGCACAGCCTCCAGGTTGTTCCATGCCTGCCAACATCGCTGCAGCAGCTCATAGTCCGTCTTCTTGCCCGACTGTCTCTCCTTACGTCTCCGTACGGTGTCAAACGTCTTGCCCGAAGTCGGCATTACACGTGATAAGGTGGGTATATTTTTCTGCATATTTCTATCTTACGTCATTGTCTATCAGCGCAAAAATACTCTAAATGACAGCGCGAAATGCCGTGTTTCGTCTGTCCCAAAGTTGCAGGTACGAAACACGGAAAAACGGACGCAAAAAATCGGGATATTCGCAAGCGTAAACTAAAATATGTAGATACCCGGAAAAGGTAAAGGATAATACACCTTATTATATATAAAAAATATGGCAGAAGAAAATAATGAAATCAAGACCGAAGCTCAGTCGCAAGCAGCGGCTACAGCTCCACCCGTAGACGACCGACCCAACCGCAAGGCTTTCTCCGAGCGTTTCTCTAAACGCCACAAGGACATCGACTTTGAGGACAAGGAGGCTCGCTACGCTGCTATGAACGACGATGCCGACGCTCTCTCTCGCTACGAGGAGGATGGCAAGGCTCTCAGCGAAATGTTCGACAACAACCGTTGGGTTGCAGCTATGGCTATGGACCTTACAAAGAATCCCGACCTTAACCCTATCACATGGATAGCTTCTCATGGCATCGACATCGGCGCTGCTATGCAGGACGAGAAGATAGGCAAGGAGGTGGCTCAGCAGATTGCTGACTTCCAACAGAAGAAGGCTGACGAGGAAAACCACGAAAAAGAACTTGTTGCCAACCTCCAAAAGTCGGCCGATGCTATGGACGAACTTGGTCTTGACGACGACGCTAAAGCCGACCTTTGGGAGAGTTTCTTCAAGGTTATCGGCGACGCCGAGGATGGAATAGTCTCCACCGAGACGTGGCAGCTCTTCAAAAACGCGCAAAACTACGACGCTGATGTGGCTTCGGCTCGCGAGGAGGGTGCTATGCAAGGCCGTAACGAAAAGATTCAGAACAAGGTCAAGCGTTCCGAAAAGACCGAGATTCCGCCTTCTCTCAGTACTAACGGTGGCGCATCGCCAACCAAAAAGAAGTCCAGTGGCTTCTGGGATGGTCTGGTTTAAAATTAAAACACATTTTATTATTTATTAATTTCTAAAATATCAATTAAATGAAACACTATCGGTTTATTAATTTTATTAAAAGCGGACATTTCCTTACTTGGCTCTTACTTATGCTACTCTCCGTTGTAACTGGCGGCTCGTCGCTCATGGCTGTTGCCGACAACGTTGCGCCTCAGATTGGCGATGAGGGCAACACTCCCGCAACCTCTGCAGAGGTTGCTGAACACGAACACGTTGAGGCTGGCAAGAGCGACCTCAATAGTCCCGGTGGCAAAAAGGATGGTCAGGATTTGACGGGAACTCAGGCTTCATCCACCCAGCTCAAAGAGGGTGGCATGATTGATGAGGAGTGGGACAGAAACATCGTAAAGTTCTATCCATACAAGACTCCGCTTCTCAGTATCGCCCGACAGGTTGCCGCCAAGGTTCCTATCAAGAACTGGACTGCCAAACACATGCGCATCGGTGGCGAGACTCTCGACGGTAAGACTACTGCCGAAATCACTGGTGGCGACACCATCGAGCTTAACTCTACCAACTTCTCTGGTTCTCTCCGTCCGTTCTACAAGTGTTCTACTGTCTTTGTTCCCGATGTTGAGGGTTACAAGGAGGGTTCTAACACCGAGCACGAGGGTATTCTTCAGCTCTATGTCATCGAGTCTAACGGCAAGAAGGTCGTTCTCCAGGCTACCAACGGCAAGGCTAAAAACAATGGTACTCCAGCCGACGACCTTGACAGTATGACCTGCCCCGACATTCCTTCTGGCTCTGTCTTACTTGTTGGCGCAACTGCCGCAAGCGAGTCTCAGCTTATGGTTCCTCCTGAGAACATGCAGCCTCGCGAGAAGGAGGTTTGTGTTCAGAAGAAGCTTCTCAACATTCTATTTACTACCGACTTCGAGAAGGTACAGACCAAGGTACCTATCTCCGTCAAGGACCTCAAGGCTGACGCTATCATGAAGTACAACCTCCGCGCCGAGCGTTCTTATTGGTTTGGCTCTAAGCGACGCATTAAGACGCTCACTGAGGATGGTGCTGTTGAGGATGTTTACTTTGCCGAGGGTATCTTGCCTCAGATTACCAATAAGTATGCTATTGGCGACGTTCAGGAGTGGGCCGACTGGATTGCTCTCTCAAAGCTCCAGTTTACAGAATTTGCAGAAAATAACCATGCTTACGTCTTCGCTGGTAAGAACTTCATCGAGCGCATGGAGAAGATGAAGATTGACAAGGATGGCAAGAACGACATCATCAATCACGACGAGTTCGACCTTACCTTCAAGCGCATCAAGGACACATTCGGTACTTTCGATATTGTTTGGGATCAGACTCTCGACCTCATGCACATGGAGGACTTTGCCGTTATCATCGACCTTAAGGCGAGTCGTCGCTACGTTCGTGTTGCCAACAAGGAGCGCACCAACGACATGTCTAAGGGTGCAGGTGCTATCCGCGACGCTAAGCGTTGGATTCACGAGGAGGCCGATTGTATCGCTCTCCGTGGCTACAACTCTATACTTGTTGGTCCTGAGGAAAAGATTTCTAAGCTTGGCGGGTCCACTCTTACCACTATCATCTCTGCTCCCAAACTCCCCGCAACTCCGTCAGCCGGCATGAAGGTTGCCCTTACCGAGGACTACGTCTCTGACGATGTTCAGTACGACAAGGGTACCGTCTACTACTACAACGGCACCAAGTGGGAACTCTACAAGGGTCAGGACGTAGCAGCCTAAAGATTATTTTATTTCCGTAAAGCCCTCGCTGAGCAACGGCTTTGCTCGCTAATGTCTCAGCGAGGCTTATCTTTAAAATTCCAAAACGCAATGATTAAGATATATAGATTAAAAGAGGCACTAAACAATAGTCATCATACTCTCGTTGGTGCAGGTGGTAACAAGGTTCACTACGAGTTCACAGGTGGTAATATCATTACAGGCACTTGTCCCGAATTATCTCTTAAGGGCAAGTATTATCAAGACCTTCTTGAGAGCAGTAAGCTTTTCAAGTCTGGTACTGTGGTGTTGATCCGCGAAATCAAAACCTCCGACGACATCGACCCCGTCCCAACTCCAGAGCCAACGCCCAAGAAGCAGGTGGATAGTGTCGATTCCGTCACCACCCCCGACGAGCTTCTTGTTTACGTCAACACTAACTACTCCAAGAATTTCACCAGTCCTGCCAAGGCTCTCGCTTTTGCAGCTAAGGAAGGCATCGTCTTCCCCAAACTGTCCCTTGGCGAGTAGTTCCTTAAAGCATTAGTTATGACTATCTCCGAAATCATCAACAAAGTAAAATGGTGTATCGACCACGAGACTCATGAGGATGCCAAGCTTGCCGACAATGGAGAGGATTCCTACATGGATAATATCATACGTGCCAAAATCAACGACGCACGCCGATGGCTTGCCGTAGCCACCTCCCAATCCGTCACCCTCTCCTCCTCTCCAAGCTCCTCTTCCTCCACCAGTGTTACAACACTCACTATCACCCCCTATGATGGCTTTCCCGAGATCGCCACCATCACCATCCCCTTGTCTCTTTCCACAGTCACCTTAACTCGCGTACGTCTCTCGTCATGGCACAAGGCTGCCATACCTATTCTCGACACCTCCGACGACGCCATGCTCATGTTCGACGACACTGCAAAGGGTACTGTCAACCGACCTCTCGCCACTGTCATGCAAGGCTCTCCTACGAGAATCCTCGTTCAGCCTTACACCTCTACCGACACTGCCGAGATTGTCTATATCGGTATAGCTTCCGACATCGACACTTCTTCTGATGATACCACCGTAGATATTCCCACCATCCACGAGTCTGCCTTCATCTACTACATTGCCTACCTCTTGCTTACCGCCTACCAAGACCCACGTGCACAAGCAATGTTCGCTATCGCAGTTCAACTGACAGGCTCCAAACAGTCCGTATAGTTATGTACACTCTCACTGCATCATACTCTCCCGAAGAACTTGCCTGGGTCACTCCCGAAGTTCAGTTTAAGCGTGACATCTACCTCATCGTCACCCTTAAACGCCCCGGCAAACTCATCATCCGGCAACGTGTTTCCGATGGTTCCAATCCGCGCGTGCCTATCCGACGTCACAAAGACATGACCTCCTTCAAGCTCCGCCTTACCATTCTCCCCGAAACCGTCGGACTACAAATTTTCACATCAACCGAACCAAAAGAAATTAAATATGCCTACATTTAGAGAAGACCCTAAAATCGGTTCTAAGGTCCCATTAATCAAAACTGCCGACCTTAACGACAAGTCGGTCACTGAGAAGAAGTTGGCCGACGGAAGTATAACTAAGGACAAAATTGCCACTGGTGCAATAACAAAAGACAAACTCTCAGATGATATTCTGAATGGTATTGCGATTGAGAGAATAACAGAAAAAGAAATCGAAGAAATAGTAGGAGAGAAAGGAGACATACAATGAATAAGTTTGTAGATGATAAAGGACTTAAAAGATATACTGACAATATGAAACTTCTTCTTAAGAAGAAAGTTTCTAAGAAAAGACCTTATGGACAGATAGTTATAGGTAAGTCAATAAATCCAAAATCGTATGATTGGGGAACAATATATGCTTTTCGTGGAAGAGCTTGTATAACAATATGGAGTAATAATGAAGTTGAGACATTTAATATAATTATTCGTGATACTACGGGTAAAGACGTAAGTAATGAATATCAATCATCAGGAACACCACTTATCAACAAAAAAGCTAAATACTCTCATTTGGTATACTTAATAGGAAATTTATCCGTTCCACTTGGTTTTAGTATGCTTTATCCATATACAGATGGAGATACTACTATACATTTACTAGAAATTCAAATTCCACCGATTAACCTTACAGGTACTTCAAAAAAGTATAGTTGGGTTAATGATAAACGTGTGATAAGTAAAAAGGGAACTTTTAAACAAGCTTGTGAGATTTTGAGATATAGATTTGATAATATAACTCCAGATGCTTCTACTACTATAGTAAAGGCTTATAAATCAATTCTAGGTAATGTTTTGGGAGTACCATATTGGAAGCATGGTGTATTTCGAGGTAAACCTTATAGAGATAAATTTCCTAATAAAAAGAAAAAATATACAAGATTTACGAGAAAAGCTTCTGGATTAGGTGGTGGTTTATGGCTTGTACGTTTCTATGATAGAAAAAGTAAAACATATATGAATGATGTAAAAGTATATGTAAGGAAAACTAAAGAAGGAAAGCTTATTTTCAAAAGGACATAAAAAAAGGGTAGCGTTAAACAAAGAGGATACTACGCCACAAGGCATGTACTTCATCAACCGTTTAACTTACCACCCATTGCAAAGATACTATATAATATTCAATTTTGCAAGAGTTTGAGTAATAAAATAAATATAAAAGATAAAGTTTAACAAACATTAGTAATAAATTAACAAACAAACAATTATGACAAAATTTGTAGACAGTTTAGGACTAAAAAGATTAGTCACAAAGATTGCTGAAGCAGTTAGCAATGGAACTTGGTTACCAGTGAGGAAAGGAGAGAACTTCTATTCTATTGAGGAGGGTTATGGTACTACAGCAAGTGGATATGCGTCTCATGCAGAGGGTGGGCATACTATTGCATCGGGAGGTCAGTCACATGCAGAGGGTTACTATACTAAGGCACAGAGTAAAGCTTCACATGCCCAAGGTTCTTATAATTATGAAGATTCATCATTTATTGATATGGTTGGTGTAGGTAACAATGATTCTCATACAAAAAATGCTTCTGCTATATATGTAGGAAGAGATTCGGATGAGGATGTTGATCTAAGCGATCCAAAGACTGGTTACCAGTATCTACTTGGTGTTGGTGGATATCAAGGTAGAAATATTGCAGAAGGTATGAAGAGTGTCCAGGAAGTGATAGCAGACCTTGAAAAAGGAGTGGCAGCAACAGAGACTATGACTGTTGAAGAGATTAGGGAAATAATGAGTGCATAGAAATAAATGAAAAGATAAATAGTAACATAAAATTTTTAAACAAATCATTATGACAAAGTATTTAGACAAAGTAGGCCTTACAGAGTATACTAAGCTTATGAAGGCTCATGTAGCAAAGAGTACATTGAAAATTGGTGAATCATCTGGTACGGCTTATGACGGAGCAAAGGGTAAGGCAAATGCTGACTTTATCAGTGGGGTGAAGAATGGTAACCTCGCTCTTGTGTCACCAGAAATCAGAGGCAGATGGAATGTGTTCAACGCAGCTGGTACAGCAGTGGAATCAATGGTTTCATCATCAACCTCTCTGTCACTTGAAAATGGTTATCAAGCATCATGGACAGGCGCATTCTCATATCCAGCAGCAAAGGAAGGCCAGAAAGTTCCAACAAGTGTATCTGGTAATTGGACTGCACTTCCAGCAGCAAATACACCCTCTGCAACATACACAACCCCAGAGAAGGTAAAGACTGACACCACAATCTCTGCAACCATCGCAGCTGCCAAAACTGGTCTTATGGTTGTTGGTTCAGATGTAAAGCCTGCAAGTGGCAATGACACAAAGACAGCATCTGCAAGCGTACACTTCTATCATCGTCGTTACTTTGGTTTGGCTTCAACATCAAGTATAACAGCAGATGTTATAAAGGGTTTGAGTAAGACAGACCTTAATAATTCACGCACAGCAAAGTTGACTGGTATCTCAGCAACAGATGCTCAGTACTATGTAATAGCTTATCCTAAGGCAATGGGTGAGTTGACCAAGATAGTACAGAATGGAGCCACACCATTGCTGAATGGAGGCTTTGAAAAGAGTGAGGTAACAGTGACAAATGCAGCTGGTGCTTCAATAGTTTACTTGGTATACCGTACAGTAAACCCAGGAGCATTGAAGGATAACTCATTCCTGGATATAGCATAAATAATTGTTTAACATTAAAAACATAAAAAAGATATGGCATTAAAACAAGCAAATACGCTGGCTCCAAGTAATGTGTCAGCAACAGGTTTTGCCTTGGCAGACGCAAGACATATTGGAGGTCATAAAGTTGTAGCAAGTCTAACAGCTTTGTATGCATTGCAGGATTGGCAGCTGCTTAATCCTGGGGAAACAGACACAGCATTGGCATTAGGTCAGCAGTGGTATGTTAAGGGAATTGGTTTCTATAGACTAACCAACTGGGCTAATCGTAAAACATCAAGTGGTTGGATAAAGGAAGTAGATCCAAATAACATTGACACTACACTGTTTCAGATTGTTTCTGCTCTTCCTACAAGTGGCATTAATAAGAATCGTATATATCTTGTAGCTTCGGCAAACAGAGACCCTAATGGTAAAAATATATATGCCGAGTATATCTATACTGGTGATACCTCAGCCACATACGATGCAACAAAGTGGGAGAAAATTGGTGAATATACACCAACAGTGGACTTATCGCCTTACATGAAGTTGGAGCAGAAGGGTGTGGCTAATGGTGTGGCTACATTGGATGCAAAGGGTAAGGTTACTGACAACCAGTTGTGGGATGCAACAAGCGAGAATCATGGCTTGATGTCAGAAGCCGATAAGAAAATTCTTGATACAATCAACGATGAACTATATGCGGGTAAATACTCCGATGTATGTAAGTTTGATGATATATTTACACCACTGGGGGATGTTGAAATACTTCAGCAATCTCTTTCTAGTTCTGTAAGATATGATATTATCTATCTTACAACTAAAAATATATTTGTAGCAAGACATGAGGGTAAATATTATTATAACTGGGCTGGTAGATCAGAAACCTTTGGTACTTCAAATACTCCCGTAGAAGGTAAATTGTATTTAAAGAAATCAGAACTGATATCAGTGGTTGGTTCGACTGCATCACCTATTTTATATACAGGTGATAGTAAGGGTCTTTATCCTCTTGCTAATCAGGCTGATATTGAGGTAATGTCTAATGAGGAGATTGATGCTTTGTTTACATAAAACATAAGCTAACAAGTAAATAAAAGTGGTGGACCCTTTAGAAGGTTCACCACTTTTTCTTTTCTTTATTCTATCCTATCCAAATCCTCCACCGCCTCCTGCATCTTTCTATTTATCGCCTCATTCACCGCCTCAACAACGGCCTTATCTTTAGCTCTTTTCAGAATCCTGCGCTTGGCAGTAATGTATCTATCAGCAGCCTCATATATCTTCAGCTTTCTTCCGTCCTTGCTTTGTGATAACTTGAATTTAGATGCCGCATTATGAATATTTTTCGCCGTATCAGGTGTATTCGTCTTCATCTGCTGCATGTTATATTTCAGCCGTTCAAGCTCATCAGCGTAGTTATACCATTTCGATTTAGTCCTCTGCATATCATTACCTTCCTTCGGAGTATAATTGAATACTCTATAGAATGGAATAGTATTCGGATTCACCTTATCCCATTCCTTATTAAAGCCTTCTGCAAAACCCTTATCATCCTTGACACCAGACACGACACCCTTAACAAGCGACTTGCCTGTCTGATACGTTCTGCCAATCGTGGCACCAGCTCCACCAGTATAACCCTCGACGATATGCTGCAATCCATAAGGAGCAGTAAAGAAGTCTACAGCATCAGCCAACATGCCGCTACCTTTCAAGTCCTCGTTCGTGTTGTCGATACCATTGAAAGTCTTGTTCGCCCACTTGTTGATAGTCATGTACGCATCGTTCGTGCTGTCATAGGCACGCTTCCATCTTGGAGCCTTGTCAAGATAATCGTTGTCACGGTATATTGGTCTACCCGTCCAGTCTCTGTTGAAAGCAAGTTCAAGTTCAGGCTTCGCTGTTGTCGGGATAACAGAGAGAATAACATCTTCGCCCAACTCCTTTATTCCGCTCGATGGAGAATGATGTCCCAAGAAATCTGAGGCAGGAACAAGCTGTGCCATCTGTCCGATGATGTCCAGGCCTATAGGTGTATCACTCTTTAGACTCTCATCCACCATATACCCGGCTGCAATATCCCCCAAACCATAGAATGCTCTAAGCTCTATACCCATAGGTATTGTCTTGAACTTACCACCTCCCCAATAGATGCACAAGTTATTGCGACGTTTCCATTCTGGCAGTTCCGCGTATGGGTTCTTTACGCCATTGCGTTTCTTCTCATCCTCTTGGCTTATAAGCAGCTGATTCAGCAATGCAACAGCAATGTTCAGTCCAAAAGGCATTGCGCCGAAAGCTATAGCAGCTGTCTTTGGTGCATGCTTAAGATTCTTGGTGAAAAGGTTTGCGCCTTGCACACCTGCATTATAGAACATGGTATGATTCTTCATGTAGCTATTGAACCATCCTAACGAATTTCGGAATGCAATATCCGTCTTTCCGTCATACTCTGTCTTCAAGCTCTTTATTGCATCGCCCGAACCATGACGGTTGAAGTTTGAAGAAACCTCCTTAGCGTCATAGATACTTTTACCTATGCTTCTACCGCGCTTTCTTGACACACAGTAAGTAGAGTAGCGAGCTACGTTTTCCACAACTTCATTCGCCAATTCTACAAGCACACCGCCTTCTTTCAGCTTTTTCATAAGCCATCGATCGCCTTCTTTGTTCCCTGTCTTTACAAGGTTCTCATATTCTTTTATTATGTCCTCGTATTTCTTTAACGAAACAAAGCCTGTCTCACCGCCATTGTCCATGAACTCCTTAAACCAACGTTCTTTCTGATTGTTTGCATCCGAGCGTCCCTCCTTGTAGCGTCTGAACATTCCAAGATAACCGCCATCAAAGCTGCCATCCTTTCGTCTTGCCATAGAAGCCCAGTTCTTTGCATACTCCATACAGAAATCCCAAGTATAACCCATTCCTTCCTTTGTCAGGTTGGCAGACGCAAAGGTCAAGTCTCGCATAAGGTTTGAAGATATAAAGTCCGGATTAAGCGAAGTGTTCAACTGTGCGCAAAATCTATTCAGCTCTGCCGATTTTTCTGATACCCATCCGCGTGTGCCCGAGTCTCTGAGCATTCCGTTTATAGCTTGTGCTGCTCTTGGATTTCCCTGGCAAACGAATCTGCGCACTCTGCCGTTCACATATACATTAACTATATGTTGGTTCATGTCGCTGCTGCGCTCAAACTTATAGCCAATGTCGCTTTTCCTTCTCGCTATCTTTGCCTCGCCATGAGCTTGCTTTGCCTTCATGGTGTCCTCAAAGGTGTTCAATATATCGTTGATCTGCTCTTGGGTTGAGTTTTCGGGAATGTTCGGCATTACTTCCTCCCATACCTCATTACCGTCAACGACATGCTTCTCTACCCAAGGCTTAATCTCCACAAATATTCTGTCCTTAGCGTCGCCCTTCTCGTAGGCTTCCACAAAGCGCATGAAGTGTTGTCTCTCCACGTTCTTGCCACCGTTCAATATGGATGACTTTGCCAAGGCTGATATTTGCGCCAATACGTTCACGTCACTAAGACTCTCGCGTCCTCTTGCCTTTTCAATCACAGAGCCTATGTCGTTCTTTGTGTCGCCACCCGATATGTAGCCGTACACATCTTCGGCAACAGTTTCATCGAATTTTCTCAATGGAACATACCAGTCGAACATTTCTTTCAAATGGTCTCTTCCGTTTTTATCCATGAATCCGTTGGCATACTCTTGGTCTATAGTGAAGTCGGTAGCTTTCTTCTTGGCATCCCAGAAGCTTTTTACCAAGTCTGCCCCAAGCTGGCTTTCCGTGCTCATCACTTCGTCTATAACGTTGGCATCGTCATATTCCTCGCCTTTCTTCACGTCATAGATTCCGTGCATACCCGAATAGTCATGCTCCTCAGCCTTGAAGTCCTTGTCCAAGTTCTGTACTATCCATTCGTCCATCTGGCGGTAGTACTCCTTCAAGTCTATCTGTCCCGAGTCAAGCTTCTGTCTAAGGTCGCTTCTCTCGCCCTTCCAAATCTTATCCAGATTATCAAGACCCTCTGAGTCCGCACCTTCTGTCTTTTCCATTTTTCTGAACCAGTCTCTTACGAATAGTACTCTGTTTCTCTCCAAACCATGCTTCTTTATAAAGTATAGATTGGCGTTTCGTGTCTGCTCTGCTCCGTCCTTGCCGGGCATTGCCGACACCACTTTCTTGAAGGCGTCACCTAATGGCTCGGTGTATTCTCTGTCGTATCTCTCGCACATCTGCATAACCATACTGCCCATTCTGTTATGGCATTGCAATGGATTGAAGGCCGAAGGAATATCTGCATAAGCATCCTTCACACCCGAGATTGTCTGCATGGCTTCCTGCAAAGACTGCATATCGTCCACGGTACTCTCCTTGAATGCGTACCATTTTGTGCTCAATCGTCTGTTGTATTCCTCAATTTTCGATGCTGTCATTGGCGAGGTTCTATAGTGTACATGTCCGTCTGTAGCCTCGTCAAAATCTTTCTTGTTAAGGTCCAACAGCCCATGCTTCTTGCCGTTGTTGTCGTACATCATACCGTTCTCTTCTACAACGGATAATGTCTTCTCATGCTCTATCTTCCACCTCACAGCCTCAGCTCTCATCTTCCACAGCGGACTGTCTCCATGCTTCTGCACATTCTTCGCAAGCCACAGCATATACTTCACGTCCTTCACGTTAGGCGAAACTCTGTAGCCTATCTCATGCAGGGCATCTGTCACCTTATTCTTAATGTAGTTCCAGAATCCCGGCTCACCCTTTCCGTCCTCTGCGCTCTTGGCGATAAACTCCTCAATAGCGTCATAGAATCCAAGGTGATTCATGTTCATCTTTTCCTTCACATAAGCTCTCAGCTCAGCATTGATAGGATTATCCAAGTCCATCCAAAGACTTCTCATATAGTCATTGAACTTATCTCCAAGCAGCCCTCTCATGCCCTTGTGTCCCACAGTCTCGTGCCATACGGTTTTCTCCGCGGTATACGTGTCATGGATGTTCGGCATATACAGATGCACCTCGCCCGTCTTCTCGTCATACCAGCCAGTCACCTGCTTGCCATTCTCTATGTCCTTGCGCACCTTCGGGTTCTCAATCTCCTCAACCGAGTTCACCATCTTCACCTTGCCTCCAGTTCTCTTCGCAACCTTCTCCACGGTCTTGATGATACGCTCGCTCATAGCATTCGAAGTCCCCGAAGTCTTCTCAGGTGTTACAACACCCTTGTCGTAGCTCCACCCATTCTCGTCAACATCAGCCATAGCTGCATCGTCTACAGTCTTGTTGAAGTCTTCAAGAATATCCTCAATGGCTTTATCCATCTTGCTCTTGTCCGAAACCTCAAAGAGTTTCTTCACAGCGTCCTTCACACGTTCCCACACGCTTCGGTCTCCCTTGCGCATAAGCTCCTTTGCGAAGTTCACCACTCTGTCCATCACTCCAAGGTCAAGTGCTTTTCTCTGACGTGGGTCTGCCATCTGTGCTGCAAACTCATACTCGTTCGCAAGGCCATATTTGTTTTCTCCAAATTTCTCTTGGTTCCCAACGGCACGGTCATATATCTCCGATATTGTCTCAACCGCCTCTATCTGTTTTGGTGTGAGCATACCGTCTGCCTTGCCGCTCTTCACAAGATGAATAGCTCCGTTCACACCCTCATGTATCATTTCATGAAGAATGGTCACGGGCAGCTCTGCCTTCGAAGATGATGTTTTTACAAGTCCGTCAATAGAATATCTTATATCGCGTTCAGGCGAAGCGTAACCCATTGGACTTGTCAGTTTGCCACTATTTATTTCGTCCTGTATACCAAAGTCTACACCAAGGCGTTTCAGCACATCGCGTGTTTGGGCAAACAGTTTTCCGAGTTCTGGGGAGGTATGTAGCTGTCTAAAAATCTTTTCAACCTCTCCAAATCCGATTTCACTTCCGGCTGACAATCCGTAAGTGTTTCTGAGATTTTCTGCTCTAACTCGTCTATAGTCAAGTTCTCTATTGATTGCAGCCAAGGCAATTCTGTCTTGTGCTTTATCTCTATGTCCTTGAAGCGTCGTCTTATTATCCACATCAGCGGACGTGAGTCTTCCAGTTCCAACTCTCTCCGAATCTTCGCCTGTATTGCTTTCCTTTCTTCTGAGTTCATTTTCTAATTGCTTTTTTTTGTTCTCTAATACTGATTTACGATAACGGGAAGCATGGAAAATTTCATCTGAAACAGCTTGCATAAATTCTTCTTTGCTGTCAAAATCGCTCTCTACCTCCCCAATCTCTTCATTAAACTTCTTCTCTATTCCCTCCGATGTCTTCTTGTCAACATCTTCCGGCACAACACGGCCGTCGCGCTGTCCTTTCGAACCGCCCTTCGCCTTTCCATACACCTCAGCCGCATGCTCCACTCTGTACATCACGCCCTTACCATCGTTCTGTTTCTTCAAGTATCGTTGCATTTCCTCCTCGGTCATGCCAGCCAACTTGCAAGTCAGTTTCTTTAGCTCCGCAATCACAGCCTGGCTTGTCTCGTCTCTCGTATAACGCTCATACTCCTCAAATCTCTCGTATGTACCCGAAAGAATACTCTTTCTCTGCTCAGCGTTATATTCACCCAAGTCAAACATAATAGAGTAATCGTTGCGGTCTCCTCTCACATGCACATTAATACCATGCTCGTTCAAGTTCACCGTCACGTCTTTCAGTTCCTTCAAGTCCTTGGCTGTCTGCTTGCTCTTCTTCTGCATTATCGTATTGGTGTCGATAATGCGGTCGGGCATTTCTATATCGCGCAAATCCTCAAAGAAATCCTCTATCTTGTCGTAGTGTCCGCCCAAGCTCACTTTCTCCACACGGCCAGCCTTGGCTCGCATAGCCTCGTTGCTTATCTTGTCCACTACTACCACACGGCATACTACCTTCGTACCTGCCTGTTTAAACACGATGTCGGGCAGCTCTACCTCCGCACGCATTACGGCGGTCTTCTCACCCTCAATCCATTTGTCAAACTTCTTGTCTGTCGAACCTCTTGGAATAATAGCTACCACACGACCGCCTTCCTCCAAGTGTTTGAAGGCCTTACCCAAGTGGGCAATGGCTGTCGCTCCTGCCGTACCAAACGGTGGGTTCATTACTACAACATCATGCTTGTTGCTGATGTCGTAGTTCTCGAATATGGTGTTCACGAACTTTCGTCCCAAGCCTCCTGCCTTCAACTGCAACTTGGCAAACAGACTCTGACTTGGTTCTATTGCCACCATCTGATTGCCCTTTGGAGCATATCGTGCTATAGCTCCATGTCCGGCACTCGGCTCCATTACGGTGTCACCCTCGCCCATGTTCGCCCATTCCATCATCTTATAGCCTAATGGTTCAGGTGTTGGAAAGTAGTCTACACCCTCTCTGTTGCGGGAGTTCAACTTCTGGTTCGAGTAGTAGTCAAGCACTGCATTGTCAAATCCGTCCGTGCTTTGGTCTTTAGGCGCGTCAAATTCCTTGCCTCCTACTCCTTGTTGATCGATAGGCACCACTCCGCTATGCTCCAATATACCGTTGGCGAAACTGTCTCTCAAACTTCTTGCCTGACTTCCAAGCGCAAGGTTCTCAGTTGTTGATACCTGGTTATTGAACTTCTGTCCGAACAGCATCATTTCTGAGTTCAGTCCCAATATCGGGTACTCAAATATGGCGTTGCTCTTGTTACCGATACGGTAGGTTCGTCCCTCTATCTGCAATGCCGTGATAGGGCTTTGTGGCAGAGCCAGTGTTATGCACACACGCTGATGCTTGCCCGTAGTGTCATGCAGCGAGATACCTTCCTTTCCGCTCGCCTCCTGTATAACGATGATGTTCTTGCCGCTGTTGTCGTCGTTGAAGATGTCCACAGCCTTGTCCTTCACCTTAGAGCTTTCCTTTCCGCTGAAGAACAGCACATTGTCCTTGCCGAACACCTTGGCTATCTGCTCACGAGGCATACTGTAGTCAAGAGTCTGCTCCCAATCCAACAAGTCGGCATACTTCTTTCTGAAATCTCTTACAGCCTGCGCAGCCTTCTTCTTTTCCTCGCCTTCGCTCATTATCGAAACCAAGTGGTTGGCTTGCTCCAACATCAAGGCGAACGGCGGCTTCAATGGTTCCTTAGTCTCCACGCGACGATGGAATATCACAACCTTGCGTCCTGCATCCAAATGGGCCTTTATGCGCTCGATAATGTTAGCCACCTTCATAGTCTCAAACAGCGCGCTACCATAATTGTAGTCGCCAATCGTCCTGCGGTAAGCGTCTGCCAACACTCCGTGTCCTCTTACGGCATCCTGCACAGCTTGGTTGAACTGCTCCGCATGGTCGGGCGATACTGTCGGGAAGTCTCTTGAATAGTCATACGGGCTGTCTATAATGCGTCCGCTCATGGTTCCTAACGTGTCTTGCAGATAGTCAGAGAAGGCTATCTCCTGCTTGGCTACAGCCTCGGGGTTGTTCGTGCTCTGCTCCAGTCTGCTATAACGGAACTTGTATGCAGCGCCAAAATGGTCAAGATAGAACTGTGTGCGCCCGCTCATTCTTCCGCCCTTTTCTACTTCGGGATATTTGAAAATGTATCCCTCCGCATAGTCAAGGTTCTCGCGTGTATTGAACGGTGTGGCTGAAAGGAAGATAGTCTTTGTGTCCTTCCATTCGCTTTTTGCCTGCGCCTCAAGCTTAGGCATCACCTCATTTATGTAATGACTAAAAGCCTTCTTGAATTCGCTGTGTATCTCTCCAAGCTTCGGGAAACTGGCATAATCTCCAGGAGTAAAGTTTATTATCTCCTTCGGCAACATTCTGCTTGTAGCGTTTGCTACGTCACGTGGTGTTGCGCTCGGGTGGCTCGCTTTGTATTCATTGCGTATACGTTCTATCTCCTTGTTGCGCTCAATGTTAAACTGCTCGCCAAGACTCTTCTGCTTCTGATAGTCCTTGTTTATCTCCTGCAGTCTGAGGAAGCAGTGGTTCTCGTCTCGGTTCGTCACCATGTAGTGCTGCATACTTCTTGCAGTCTCCGTACCCTTCTTGTTCTCCATGATGCGGTGGCTCTCGTCGTATATCACAGCGTCCCACTTGGTTTCCAACAGTTTCTTGTTCACACCAAAGTTGGCGAATGTGGTTATCACCACGCCCTCACCGCTCTCAGTAGTTGCAGTGGTGCCACGGTCTTTTGCCCAACTGTCAAGGTCGCGAATCTCCATGTTAAGGTTGCGTCCGTCCTTTATCCAGTCGCTCACCTTCTTCTGGCTTGGGGTCACAATGAGTATTCGTCCCTTGCCTTGCTTCACAAGTCGCTTCGCAATGCCAAGTCCTGTATACGTCTTGCCAGTACCCGTGCCATTGGTGAACATATAGCCCTTGCCGTAGGCGTGCTCTCTGTCCGCATGCTCATTGCCGAAGAACTGTGTCTCCGCTTTCAGCACGTCCTCTTGCTGTTGTGGCAGAAGGAACGGCAATGTCTCCTCGATGTTCGCCTTGTCACCTATCTTTACAGGTACGTCCTCAACCTCAATTTGACGCTTTGCCTTGTCTGTCAATGGACCTGCAAGTTCCTTGCGCAACTTCTCTTGTCCGTAAATGTCTGCCCATTCGCCTATGGTGTGGGTCTCGCCGTTCATGGTGTACTTCGAGTTCCACATTTCTTCTATGAAGCCATCGATGTCCTTGTCAGAGAATTTCATTCCCTTCATATCCTCACCGATAGCTTCACGAATGCTCTTTATCCAGTCCTTCACACGGTATATACCTTCATCTATCAAGGCTACACCGTAGTCCTTCACTGCCTTCATCACTTCGGGCAGATATTCTATCTGTCGTGAGTTGAGGCCAGCGAGGTTCATGCCAAGCTCACCACGTCCAAGCTTGGCCCAATTCTTTAGCGCATCTTTCAGAGCTGCTTTCTTTGCAGCTGTGTTCTGCTTCTTCTGCTCTAAAGTGCCGTTATCTGCGAAATGAGTTCCTTGCTTGGCTGTAGGCTTCCATCCTCCATTCGTTGTAGCAGTCTTGTCGCTACTTCCTCGTCCACGCTCGTGTCGTACGGTTGCTCCATTGCTGCCATCATTGCTGCCTCGCTCGCGCTGAGTATTTCCGGTAGGTACTCCTCCCAGTCCGGGTGCTTCTCCTTCGCCTTGGCTATGGCTTCCTTCTCCAGTAGGAACATCAGGCTGTCCTGAACTATTCTGGCTGCCATGCTGTAGCTGCTCAGACCTTCCTTCTCCACTTGTTCCGTCACCCAGTTGCTCAGAAGATCCTCCGCCTTCTCGTCCTGTTCCCACTCCCAGTTCTTGGCTGCCTCCATTATCGGCAGCAGCCAACTGTGTTCTGTCTTCTGCTCCGCTATTGCCGGGAGCATTCTCATGTCGATTCCTAACATCGTCGTAAATTTTTAAGTAAGCTATTTGTTGTACAATGCCGTGGTTGCCATTTACATAGTCCACCGCATCCTCTATCAAACTCTTATTCTCCTCAGAGGTGTTGTTTCTTATCTCCTCCTCAGTCAAAGGATTCTTCTCGGCTGTAGCCATTCGCTCCTCACCGTCCATATCCTTCCAAGGCTTGTCTATCTTCTCGGCTTCTGCCTTGCCTGCTTCCTCGCCAAGAATCTTTCCTATCTCTCGACCGATAATCCTACGTCGCTCCACCAAGCCAATACCGTTTCCTCTCAGCTTGGTTTCCATCGCCTGTTTCATATCGGCGGTAGCACGCTTTATATCAGAAGCGTCGCCACTCTCCTTTGCCTTCGCCAGTTCCTCCTTAGCCTTCTGCACCTGCTCGTCCTTATACATTTCTGCAGTATGCGCCAACCAAGCCAACGGATTTGTTTTCGAAGGTTCCTCCTTTGTCTTATCACCCTTCGGCTCTGTAGCGTCTTTTATATCGCCCTTCGGTGTTACAACACCCTCAACCTTACTATCGGATTCTTCACTCTTCACTTTTCCCTTTTCACTTCCCCTCGGGTCCACTCCCTTAGCCCAGTCTGCCAGCACTTTGTCTGCCACTTCCTCAGCCGTAGTAAAGTGAATGCCAAGCATATCAGCCACGCCCTTCCAATACTTTGTCAGAGCCTCCTTTACTTTTTCCAGGAATCCCTGTGCCTTCACGCTCTCAGTCACGCTCTTGCCTTCCTCCGCAGCAAGCTTTCTCACCACGTCCTCAAGCTTCTTCGTTCCCTCGCGTCCCGAGTAGGTTGTTATCATTTCCTCATACAAGGCGTCGCCTTCCAGTTCGGGGTACAACTTCTGCACCTCTTCCTTCAGACCTTCCACCTTGTCAAAGAGCTTCTTCACGCTTTCCCATTCCTTCGGGTTAACACGGCGCAACATGTCACACCACAAATGCGCATACTCATGCAGCGGTGTCTCTGGCTTCATCTTTCTCGTGTCGAGATAAATCTTCTCGCCGTCAGTAAAGCCATACACCTCACCGTCTTTGGTGCGGAACTCCTTCACGCTGTTGTCTATCTGCAAGCCTCTCTTCAACGCCTCGTTTATCTGGTCCGACTTCTTCACGCCCTTTTCAGGTGCGCCAATCTTGAAACCTACCTTCTCAAACTCTATGCGCTGTCTTGGTGTCAGCACGTTCTCGGGTATCTCAACCTTAGCGTCGCCCACAAACTCCTTGGCTCTCTGTGCAACCTCAGCGTCCGACAACACTCTCACGGGCTTGCACCAACGAGAGAGGATAACCTTTCTTGCACGTCCAGTCTGCTTGTACACTTCGCCACTCACAACGCCACTCTTCCAGTCTACCTCACCTACAGCGTCCTTGGCTCTTTCTGCCTTGTACCCGCTGCTCAGTTCGCTCACCGGAACCTCGCATTCCACGACAACGATGTTCGGACGAATCCAAGCCGACTTGAACTGGTCGTTCAACGGCGAGCGTGAAGTATGCCAATACGGATTGTATGCAGCAGGAATGTCCGTAGCCTTCTTGCCAGTCGCATCCTTGCCGCCCTTGTCGAGCTTGAACTTCCATTTCAGTTCGCCCGTCTTCTTGTCTACCTTCTGCTCTTTGGTCTTCGGGTCAATATCTGGAATAGCCAAGTCTGGGTTCTCGTCTGCACGTATCCACACGCCAAGCTCGTTAGCCTCCACACGCTTGCCGTTCACGGCTGCTGCCATAGGAGGATAGAGCTTACCGTCTATCACCTGCATAGCACGGTACACCTTCACAGTCTCGCCATTCTCCAGTTCTTCAAGTGTAGCCTCGTCAGTCTCCTTGTGATACTTCAAGTCCGAATCGGTCTCCTCGCTCTCACGGATTACCTCCTCAGCTTCCTTCTCGTCCGTCACCACCTCAATGCCAGTCTTCTTGGTTATCTCCGTGGCAATGTTCTTGACAGCTTTGTCTACTTCTCGCTGTTCTTCTCCTGCTTGAATGTCTCTATCAGGGCTTCCTCCATTGTCATTTTCGGGTTTTCCTTCCTTATCTCCCTCCAATGGGCCACCGTTTTCTTCGGTAGATACATCATCGATATTCTTCCGCTCGAGTGTCTTATCTCCACTCTTTGCAAGTCCTTCTTTTCTTCTTCTGTCATTTTCTCTTTCTTTTAATGATTTTTCTGCTATGTTTAATAGAGTGGGATTGTCTGTTATTTCAGACATTGCATCCTTTCCGTGTTCTTGAGCATAGGTTACAAGGTGAGCCAAAGCTTCATCAGCAAGCATATAGAGTGCATCTACATCATCCATTTCCGAAGCACGTTCTGTATACTCTTTCATATTTGACAGAACTTCAACAACTCGTTCAAGTTCCTCTCGTGTAAGAGTATTCATATCTGTTATCGAATATACAAGAGCCTCGACCCTTGAAGGGTCTACTTCATTGTCCGCATGAACCGACTCATGCTCAAATGTCTCACGCAATTCTTCAGAGCCAGTACTGCCTTCAAGGTATATATGAATCTTACCATCTTCGTAATATCCTGGATAATGAGCACCCTCTGGCATATTTTCGATAATGGTCTTATCATTTTCTGTTTTCGCCGCATCCGCCAAGTCCTGCTTCGTCCTCAACACAACAGGCTCGTCATACCCATTACTCTTGGCAAACTCTTTCACATACTCTCCCATTTGGTCGAGTATACGCTCACGTTCTTCACCCTTGACTTCCTTAAGCTGCTCTACGGCTTTGTTGTAGTCTGCTTCGCTTGTGATGACGTTTCCTCCTGGTGCTTGCGGTTCAGTTCCCTCAGAGCTGCCAGCATCGCCATTTCCTTCTTTGCTTGAATGTCTTGTTTCATAGTCTTTCCAGTTTCTAAGTTTCAAAAATTCCTTTATAAACTCTTCATTCGTAGGTCTCTCGCCGAACATTTCCATCTGGTTGGCATCTGCATAAGGAGCAGCATTTCTGTTATACGCCATCATCAGCTCACGGAAGTCCTCAGCCTTACCCTCCAGAGCAAGAGCAATAGCCTGCGAGATAGGGTCAAATCTGTCAGCTGCGTTCTCGCCAAACATAGCAGGAGTGCGCAAGTATGCGTCCACACCGCTTCCGCCTTGACGAGCTTCGTACAGCAACTGCACTGCCTGGTCTATCTCCTTCATCAGAGCATAGTCGCCAAGTTTCATATTGTCCGTCACAGCACGGATGCCGTTCAGAGCCTTGGTTTTCAGCATAGCGTCAGCGCCCATCATGCGGATGGTGTTCTCCGAGAACACACTGCCCAATAGCAGGTTCTTCACGAAGTCCTTGCCTGCTGCCGAAAGCTTGTCCTCACCCTCACGCAATCCGGCTACCTCGTTCAGACCAATCACGCCCTTATCAATTAAACGCTTTAGCAACGAGTTTATTGCAGTAGGATTGTTAAAGAATGCGTCAAGACTACCACTGCCCTCTATCTCGGCTATAATGGCACCTACCTCGTCAGTACTTAACACCTTGGCATTCTTTACCGACTGCTCTGTATTGCCAATACTCTTGGTCTCTTGCCTGTTGAAAAGGTCAAATGTCTTACTTGTAAGCGGCATCTTTTTGTCGGGTACAAAATATACTGTACCCTTAAAGCCTGCCTCTTCTATTTGCTTTGGAGTCCAGCCGAAGCCTTCTGCGTTTTCACTTAGGCTCTCATAATACTTGCCGTCAGTACCATAGCGTTCCGCAAGTTGTTTACCCATAGTCGTGCCATTTCCGCTTAACAGAATACCATCCTGCACAACAGGCACATTCTTTAGTGCTTGTCCGCCAAAGTCTCTGCCAATTTTCTCTGTAAACAGACGCGACTCCTTGTCTTTGTAAGAACGTGAGTTTGAGGAAGACCCGTCTTCATTAACAGGATTAAAGTCATTAAACGGATCGTGCGAAGGTGTAAGTCCTGAAACCTCGCCATAAAAGTATTGACCAGTTATCTTAGTTCCGTCAGGAAGAGTGATAGAACCACGTCGTCCGGGAATCTTCTTTGATTTCTCGAACTTCTCTCGCACAGCAACACTCACTTCACCTACCGAACCTACACTACCTTCTTCACCTACACTACCTACCTTCTCCATTCCAGCCTTAACCTTATTCGCGGTCATTACCTTCTTGATATTGGTATATAGCTCCAGTTCTGCTTTGGCGGCATCAACCGCCTTCGTCTTCTGAGCCTCAGCTTCCTTGGCGTCGTTCAAGTCGCCCGTGTAGTCCACCTTTATTTTTTCGGCTTCTTTCAGCATCTTCTCGGCTCTCTTTATCTGTCCGTCTACAGCAGCTTCTGCGTTCTCGCCAAACTGCGAAGACATCCACTCCGCTCCATGTTCGGGTGTCATCTGCGAGTAGTCAGCAGTCTCACGGCCTTTCGTGTCCTTCATCATCGGCACAGGTGACCCATCGGCAAATGTTAAAGTCTCGTTACTTCCATTGCCATTATCGGATGGATTCTTTTTTTCTCCTTCCCCTATAGGCTTTACATCTTCAACTCCAGGCGCCGACGCGCCCTCCTTCGGTGTTACAACACTCTCAGTCTTAGTATCGGATTCTTCACTTTTCTCTTTTCCCTTTTCACTTTCAGCGTAAGCCACCGAGTTCTTAACCTCCAACATCTCCTGATAGTTCTTGGCATAGTCCTCCGTCTTTTCCACATGGTCAAGCTGCACGTCCTTCTTGCTCACGAAGTCCATCTCCTTTGTATTCGGGTCAAGCACGCTAAGCATGTCGCCAACGCTTTCTCTCGCTCTACCCTCATTATCAAAGGCAACATCGCCCGCTCCAACAATAAGCAGTCTGCCATTGTTGTCCTTCACGAACAACATCTGGCCGCCCTCTTGCTTCTCACCGTTCAGCTCGCCCTTGTAGCTCCATTGCTCCACATGCTTCTGCACGGTCTCAGCAATCTTCTGTTCAGTTCCGCGATACATGCCCACAGCCTTAGCCTTGGTGTTGATATAGTCGGCAAAAGGTACAAGCTGTTCCTGCGTCAGTCCCGAGTTTATCAGCTCCATGTATATCTGAGGTTCCGAAAGACCTTCCTTTGCCAGTCTCTCATACTCCTGCTTCAACACATCGTTACTTTCCAAGGCTGCATTAAACGCCTTTTCTGCATTATTCATGTTGTTCAGCACCTCAGCCACAGCCTCGTTGTTAGGATTCTCCGTGCCAAGGTTATTCTCCTCAACCACGTCCTTGCCCTCTGTCTGCGACTGCTCGGGATGCAACGTTCCTTCCGGGAACTGTTCTCCCTCATAAGTCTTTCTCAGAGCCACACAAGCATTCTGTTCTTCCTCGCTACGCTTCAACGGGTCTTTATCCATAGCTGCCTTCAACTGTTCAGCAGTAAAGCCAAACGTTTCGGCTACAGTCTCCAAGGTTTCTTGCGCCACCTTCTCGTCCTTTATCTGAGCTGCACCATAGGCATTACTCAAACGTTGGTTTTCGCGTCTCAGTCTGAGTGAGTAAACTACAGAGTCTCGTTCGTCTTCAGTTTTGACGATATGTTCTGACAATAGCTCTCCATATTTACTATACTCGCTTACAGTGCCTCCTCCATAACCAATATACTCCATCATAGGACGTGACGAAGGAACCGTTCCCATAACCAAAGCAGAGAACTTAGCCTTTGTGTCCCAAGGTATTGTATTGTCTGCCATTATCTCATCATAGGCAGTCTTCACAAATTCAGCGTCCGTATCCTTATACGACTCCTCACCCTTTCCTCTGGCTGTTGTCTTCTTGGTTCGCAATGCCCAATGAGTAAATCCTTCCGGTCTTAACGGCATGTCTTCTATAAGCCTTTCGTACATTTTTCGTAACGGTGCTTTGTTACTTCCGAACAACTGTTCTTTCTCCTCATTGGTGAATGTATATCCACCAAAGGATGCTCGCTGACCGTCAGACACCATAAGGTTGGCAAGGTTTCTCTTCACCATGTCAAGATAGCTTTCCTTCTTGCCGTCCTTCGCATAACGCTTAGGCAGTCTTGCATGTGTCAGCTTCAAGGCTACGACATTGGCACAAGCCTCAAGGTTTCCCTCTACACTCAGCCAGTCGGTATCATGACCCTCTATCATCTTGGCAACATTACCACCCATGTGCATACCCACGCCTTCCATAGCCAACTGGAACACCTTGGCAGGAATACGCTTCACGCCACTCACATTATAGATTCCTGCACCTACAGCACCACCAATGCCACCCATAGTAGCCCAGCTTGCGCCCTCAGAAAGACCGCCCATAGTCATAAGCTTCACGGTATTGCCTATCGAAGTGTCGTCGCCAGTAGAGTAGTTCTGCACGGCTGCATTCGTCGAACCGTACAGCACACCCGTCACGCCTTGACTCACAGCACCCGCTGTAGCCATTCTGACGATACGACCGCGCAATGACGTGTTCGCTATTCTTGCAGCCTGAGCTACTCCGTTACCCATAACCTTGCCTGCCACGGCTGCACCAGCCTTTCCTAATGCACCAAACACAGGAGCGTCTGCAGCAAAGCTCAATGTTCCGCGTGCCACTCTCGCACCCATACCCGGTTTAACATAAGGATTTTCCCCGTTGTCGGTCATAGCCATACCTTGCTGAGCATACTGTCTCTGCTTCTTCGACATCATACCCATCGACAAGATAGTGCCTATCATCGAGTCGTTGACACCACGGATGATATATTCTGCCGTACTCTTAGGCATATTACGGCTCAATTCGCTCTTCTCAAACTCCTCAGCTATCTTTGCTTGCAAGCCAGGAGCTATATAATTCTTTACATAATCCTCTGGGTCGATACCAAACGAAGCTGCCTTTTCTACTATTTCCTTCTGCATCTTCGGGTCAGAGAACAACCCAGCCATGTCTTTCTCGGCATTCTTGCTGAGCTGATTCATTAGCTTGTCAGGGTCAAGGGCTTCATTGTAAGCCTTACCTGCTACCATATATGCAAATGGAGAAGCCTTGCTCAAAACATCTTCTGCTGCAACACCTTTAACTGTCGCATCCTTAAACATCTTTTGGATACTATTGTTTATATATCCGCCAAGCTGTTTGTCAACAAGCTGTCTGCTGCTTTCTTCCAACTCATCCTCCAACTGCCCCCTTGTCTTCACAATATTGTTGTTCACGTCCTCGTTCCCAAGGTCAAAGGCAGGAGCATTACGTCTATCTCGCTCACGGTTTGTAAACTCTCTTCCTGCCTGCTCTACATTCTGCCCCACGATATGCTGTCTATCCCTTGTCTGCTTCACCATCTGTTTCACAGCACCCGGCTCGCTATAGCTCATTGGTGCCTGCAATCTCTGCACCGCATCCGCATTCTTCAATCCGCGCACAAGCTCGCTATCATTCTCCATCGGCGCTGAAGCGCTCTTATATGCCGTAGTGTTTCCCTGTGTTACAACACCACCGCCCCATTTCTCTTGCGCTACCCGCTCCTGTGCGCGTCCCAATGCAGAACTATAGGATTTTTCACTTTTCGCTTTCCCCTTTCCTCTTGTTATCGTTCTTCCCGTAAACAGATGCGCACCGAAGTCACCGACCCTGCTCGCATCCTTCACGTTCACATCGCCTCTTCGCCCTGTCTTTCGGTCTATCACCTCCATTCGAGCACCAGGAAATGCTTTTGCAAATCCCATCGGGTCCTTGTCATACGCTGTCTTGTCTACCGTATGCCTGTTACCTTTCGCATCCTTGAAATAATAATATCTATTGTCTGCCATATTCTTTATCGTGTTTTTATATTCTACTTCACATACTGGCTCCAGTCCGTTCCTTTACCAGTAGATGTACCACCTTTGGCTTGTGCCTTCGGCTTACTGCCAGAGCCTTGCCATCTTATAGGATTGGCACCCTTGAGCTGTTCCCTAATCTGTTTAGCCTTACTCTTCGATACGGTCTTCGTCACATTGCGCACCTTCTTCTTACCCGAAGTATTAACGCCACGCTGGGCTGTATTGCTCGTTCTCACGTCTGTATAGCCAAATCCGTCTCTGAACGTCTTTCTTAGAGCTTCACCCTTTCCCGAGCTGTCAAGCAGACCGTAGCTAATGGCGCCTTGTATTATCTTGCGTGCTTGCGTAGCGTTGGGCTTTACTACCGTACCGTCGTTTGCCGTATAGCCATTCATGGCAAGGTCAAGCTCTCGTTGCTTCTTAGGGGTTATCATTCCCAAGTTCCTCATTTCTGCCCAAGCCTGGGCTTCCTGCTGAGGTGTAAGCTGTTGCTTGCTTGCCAATCTTCCGTATGGAGTGGCATATCCATAACCGCCACCTACGCCGCCACTTCTTCCCGAGCCTCCAGCCGTACGGGCCGCTTTTGCCATTGATAAAGCCAGTCTGCTTGCGCTGAGGCCTTCTTGAGCCTTGTTGTGGCGTTTGGTTTCGCCTAACCTCTCACCTGCCAACTTCAAGTTGCCTTCTTGTACCCCAAGCAAACCATCGCGATATGCCTTCAAGTCCTTAGCGTTCTGGTCTGCTCTCTTGTCAGCACTTTTCTTAAGCTCAACCATCTGCCCTTTATAAGCTTTATCTGCATCTGCTGCATCCATCTTTATCTGCAAGTTGGCATTCTTATACGCAGCGTCAGCCTCAGCAGCAGATTTTCTCGCACGCTCTGCCTTTCTCTTGTCAAGGTCTGCTTGCATCTCGGCAGTCGGATTATTAAACTTCTGTAGCGCAGCTCCCTTGGAAGTATTATAGATGTTCCCCATGTGTCGTATTGCGTCAGCTAAAGTGGCTATGCGCATATTGTTTCTCGTCATGCGCTCGTCATAATCATCATCACTCTCGCCTTCACGCCTTCCTGGTCGCTTCTTCGACAATCCGCCAAGCCACTTAAAGAAACCACCATCCCTTTGACTATCGTCCTTCTCAAACACAGCAGTAACACCCTTATCACCACCAACAGCACCCAAATCAACACCAACCAAAGGCTTAGAGTTAAGAGCGTAAGAGGATGGCATCCTTCCCTCTAACTCCCTCGGATTTGACGTCTGCCACGATTGTTGAGCCTTGCTGCCCTCAGTCACAGGTTCCCCGTTAGGTGTCCATCCTACATTTACAGGCATATTCTCAAACGTAGTAGGTCGTTTACCACTAAACACATTAGCTGGTTGCTGAGGCTGTGCCAAAACACCAGGAGCCACAACACCAGGCTGTGTTACAACACCCTTCCTCTTCTCCTTATCGTCCAATACTGTGTTCATAATCCTCCACGTTTTTCTTCAACAAGTCAAACGCCTGACCAAGGGTATTGACAAACTTCTCTGCCTTTTCCCTACGCTTGTACTGAAATACTATCTCCTTGTTCAGTACAGCAATCACATCGCACTTCTCTGACATGCGCTTAGCGTTCTTCTTCTTTATCCTCTCTATCACCTTGTCCTTATAAGCCAAAGCACTCTCGGCCGACTTTAAGCAACGTTCAAACCAGTCACGCTCCTTTGTCACACCAGCAAGAGCCGACTTCAAACGCTCAATCTCTGCTGCTTGCTCGTCAACGACCAAATCCTTCAACAAACCCGCTGCCTCCATCACACGATTAACGTCTACACCTTTCTTCGCGTTTATATCAATCTTTTTCTTTCCCATAGTATAATCTTTTTTATTTTTTTTCTACATGCGTTACAACGCTCCCTAAACTCCCGTCACATTCTTCAACAACTTATCGCCAAAGTAGTCACTCGCTGTCTTTTCTCCAGCAACACCAGATGCACCTACATCTGTTTTACCTTTCCCCGGACCATCCAACGCCGATGCTGCACTCATCATCGCATTACTCATATTCTGAGCGGCTGCAGCCGTAGTCTCTGCCTGCTGATTGTAAATATCCTCTCTCTGCTTAGAAAGACTCTGCTCGTTCCTCATGTGCTGATCCGAAACACTCGCCTTTCTCGCTGTGTCATTGGCGCCAATATTCGCAATAGTATTACCCATCGTCCTATTTGCTGCCTCCTTTGCCATAGCTGTACTCGCCGCTGTTCCACCACCAACTGCTGCAGCTCCATCCGCCTTACGAATGTAATTGTCCTGAACCTCCTGAGCCCTACGCATCAAGTTCTGACCAGCCTTTGTGTCCAGGTAGTCCGTATTATACTCCTTGTCATACCAAGCCTTCTCCGCATTCGTGCGATATTTCTGCTCGGCCAATGCTCTCTTGGCTGCCTTACGCGACTTAAGACCTCCAAACAACGAACTACCTACACTCAAACCTAAACTGGCTGCACCAAGCAAACCTATCATCGGATTATTCGCACCCGACAACTCATTAAAGCCTAATGGCAACCTAAAGAATCTGCAAATGTCTGTCATATCTACTGTATTTTTTAATAACCATAACTAACATCCTTTCTCTCCAGTACCTTTTCCAGGAAATATACTAACGACCTCCTTTCTGTGGAGTACCTTTTCTGGGGAAAATGATGATGACCTCCTTTGAGAACAGTACCTTTTTATACCTATGCTTTTATCTACTATAATTCGCAGCCAGTACCTAAGCCCCCCACCCCCTTTGGGTCGTTCATCATCCACCTATGCCTCATCGCTTCCTTATCCTCGCCATCATGCTCTAACCACTCCAACACGTCAGCACTCTAACCTATCCTCCCATATCACCCACCATGCCACATACCACTCATGCCACTATCGCCACCCCTCCACATCATCAAGAGCAATCATCTTTTCCTCGTATTATTACCTACCATGCGTCTACCAAAGCCACTTTACAACCTCCTAACTCTCTATATATCAGTCATTTACCCCTTTGGATTATGACCCCGCAAGGGTCATGCTTCAAGTAACACAACATTTGGAAGTCGAAAAAGGGACAAGGACAGAAAGCCAAAGAGCGCATCCAAGAACCATGAAGCCATTACAACAAGCCAAAAGCCACAAAAAGAAGCCTAAAAGGCCCTTAGTTGCGTCAAAAATACGGAAAACAACAACATCTTTTTCCGTATTTCGTCATGTCACAATTTTTTACTTTCCTTCATCAATCCCTTTATCGGGCACTTAATACAAAAAAACCGACATACAGACCAATTCATTTGGTCTAACCCCCGTAATTTTTGTGACCACCTAAAAGGATAGAGGAAATTTAGAACAACTCAAAGGCATATAGATGTACGCACGAAAAACCACTTTTGTAACAAAAAAGTCAAAAGAAGACAAAACAAAGAGTTGCAAAGGTCAGTAAAAACGGCTTGCAAGTCGGAAAAACACGGAAAAATCACAAAAACACGCCTTATACGCTCAATAATGCGCATAAAGCTCCTCACCGCATAAACACAAAAAAGTCACTCCAGTGAGGATAGAGTGACTTATACTTATATATAATAATAGGAGGTGTTTATATATCTCTCTGTTATGGAGGAGTAAAGAACCATGGGGAGATAAGGGGGCTTGCGCCCCCAAGGGCTTACGCCCTCCCCCTTGGGGTAACGCCTTAGACGAGTGGTTGCTAATATATTCTAATCAGCAAGGTTTCGTCTTCTAATACAGGTATTATGTGCCTAAATAATTCTATATCGCTACGTCTTGTACTCCATACCGTTTTCTTGTTTGTGCTCGTTACTGGCTCTTGTCCTAATACCCTACATATTCGACTAACTAAGATACCGTACATATCTTTTATACCTTCAGATGAAAAGTCAATATCTACAACAATTGACGAAAGCCTTTTGTTGTCAAAACGGAATCGAACTTCGTTTATATTATTAAAAACACCCTTTCCCCATGTAATGAAACCTGTTGAAGAGCCGTTACTTAGTTCATCTCTATCCACAGACAAATCGAGGTGTTTGAATCTTGAAAGACAAAATAAATACTCGTCTCCTAACTCAAATCCTAATACCCCATTTGGACGTATTCCGTCAATAGGGTTAGAATTAATTGCAATCTTTTTGCTTCCTTTGAGTACATTGTACACAATAATGATAATAGACAAGCCGATGAATATAGCACCGACAATTAAAGCTGTTTGATACATTGTTTTTATTTATTAGTTACACTTCTTATCTCTTCTACGATAGCTCATCAAGCCAAGTGATCACGAAAGCACCAATCTTATACAGAATAAATACTACGATACTATAAATCCCTAACACTATAGTATCGCTCACTGGTTTGTATTTGAATATTTTATTTATGAAGGAAGAAATTTTATCCGAAAATGTAGTCCAGAGATATGCCATTATAGCTATAGACGCTATGAAGTAAACGCCCACGAAAAGCATACTTGCGACTTCGATAACAGCAAAGGCTGCACCAGAAATACAGCCATCAGCAATAATGCCTATTCCTATAATGCCACCTAATACCACAGCGATTAGTATAGCCGTTTTCTTATCACTCATTTCGATATGCTTTTTATTTCCTCAACGATTGTGTTGAACTCCTCAAGAGAGTCGGCAGTATAATGGATGCCATTGAAGCGCACGAAGGCTGCAAAGTCGCTGCTTGTCTCCTGAGGTGTATTAACCTCTTCAGGAGAAGCAAATAACTGCCACATAGGAACGCCTAACACGCTTGACCATTTCTCGAGTGTTGGAAATGATGGCTTGTTAATCTGTAAGTACAATGCCGTGTAACTAATACCAAGCATCGCAGCAAATTCCTTGAGCGAAATATTCCGCTCATTAAGTATTTCTTTAATTCTTGTCATATATGTTAATAAGTATTTACTTGTGCAAATATACTCATTTTCTTGTTAACATTAAGTATATACTTAGTTAATACGTGTTAATATTAAGTATTTTCTTAACAAAAAACTTGCGTCGCATTAAGTATTTACTTAACTTTGCAAGCGTAATCAAGAGATTACTTCAACATTAGTATTAACAATTTAAACTCATACAATTATGGAAATCTACAAAATTGAAAGACATGGATGCGAGGTGAATGTGTTGTTCACAGGTAAACAATACATATTTCAAAACTCGTACTACGGAATACTCGCTGTTGCGACAAGAAAAGGATACAAGGATGAAGACATGAACACCTTCACACTCGAATACGGAAACGACAACACTACAGGAGGTTCGTTCGATGGTGACTACTGCGCTACAATGGCTAAGCGTGTTATCAACAAACTAGAGTCAATATACTCTGAACGTGAGACACACTACGATATTGTACAGGTAGATGTCAACAAGAAGTATTTTATTGACATACAGGCGAGAGAACGCTGATTGAAGATAAGGAGGGGCAGCGCCCCTCCAATAACCACCCCACAGCCGTGACCGACTGAAAGGCAAGCGGAGCGAGACCGTCGAGGTAGACTTGCAGCAGATGAAGGTAGTTCAGTGCTACGGTGCTTGCGACAAGTTCACGCTCTATCACGACCGCATTGTCAATCTCGTCAACAACAACATGGATACAATAAAACAATGTCTAACATCTAAACAAATAGCAATATGACAAGACAAGAAATCTACAAGTCACGATTCCGCACACTTACCACGGCTGAGAAGAAACGTATTCTCAGCCGACTCTTCCCAGATGGCTACATCGAATGCAAGGACAATATCCCCGACGAGCAGACTTTTGCCGGTTACACCGAGGATTACGGACTCATTGAAGTCAGATTTTCCCTGTTCGACAGCCGTATAGACATATCTCGTGAGTTCGATACTGAAAGGACAAAATGGCTGTTCATCAACGACATCACCAACAGGGCACTCGCTAAGGATAACGTCTATGCCAAGAACTCAGTACAATTGTTTCCGTTCGACGACAATTCCCACTACTTTGTAGCGGACATGAACGAGCACAAGTTCTTCATCGGGCTAAACCAAAACAAATCACAAGCAATTTAAAACAATACAATTATGAAAAAGAAATTCACATTTTTCTTCCCTATGTCGGGAGAGACCATAACAAAAGAGTTTAACCTACTCGCAGTAAAGGACGCTACAGTGAAATATCTCCGCAAGCAGTCGGAAGTTCGTGGGGACATTTGCCTTGTGTCTGATGAAAAAGGCGAAATCGTGGCAATGGCGCACATCGACGACAACATGAAGGTGAAGTTCTTCATCGAGGATAATTCAGTCTCAGACATAAAAGCCATTGGGGATATTTCCCTTGAAGCCAACGCCTAACCGTAAATTTTTATTAACTTTGCAAAACAGAAAGGAGGTATCCATTATGAACGCTAAAGAATGGTGCATAGTAATAGTATTTATCTTAGCTTTGATACTTGCCTGTTAGGGCATAACCAATGGCGAGTCATGACAATCTTGTGGCTCGCCTTTTCTTTCAACACCAAGCACACTTAATCATATGAAATCAATAATAGTAATATACGACGAGCTCCTCGAACTCGACCGCACAGAGGTTGCCTATCAAGGCGAGACGCAACTGAAGTCAATCATCAAGTCGCTCATGGCTGATTATCCCGAGAGCGAGAAGGCAGAAGTCTACAACAAGATTACCCAATCTCTCGTTTATGCTTACAGACGTGACAGTAAAGGCAATGTCTACGAGATTGAACGATACGTCCCCAAACGACCTACCCGACCTAAAACCGTCAAATCTCCCGACCCCCAATATCCCAAGCGTATGACCTTCTGGATGAATGATGCAGTATACGACCGCCTTGACAACCTGAGAGGACACCGTGCATCCTACGTACGCAAGGCTGTAGAGGAAAAGCTTGAACGTGAAGGCGACCCATTACCTCCCGACCCTCTACCAAAAGAGGAAGGACACCCAGACAGACGTTATCACCGAATGTTCAAGAACTTGCCACAAAGCCTACGCACATACGATGCACGTGAGACCTACCGCTCACCGCTCACCATCACCAAGACCCCCGAAAACCTCTGGCGAGTGTCCTATGGCGAATACTCCACCCTACAAGGCGCACCATCCACCGAAAACAAAGACCTTCTTTCGGCTCTCGAATGGCTCGACATATGGATTAAGAAATACGGCAACAAGTGGATTGTTGGCAAAGTGATAAAGGATGAGGAGAAATAATCTCCTCATCCTTTTTTTAATATATATCAAGAAAAACGTGCATTTGTTTACAAAATCTTTCTAAAAACTTTCATTTTGTTATTATTTTCGCTATATTTACGTTTTTCTAAAACAATAAGGCTTATGAAAGAGTTATCTAAACAAACAACAGCAGGGGTGAGCATAATACTCAACCGTTCAATTTTCTTCTTCTACGAGAAGTCTCTAAGATACGTACCTGTCTTCCTCATGCTATGCCATATGTATGGAGTATACAGCTTTCATGACAATCCACGTGAGATACTTATCGACATTCGTGAGAACGAAGAGTGTATAGCCTACCTTTATTTTATGGTTTACGTTTTCCCCGTAGTCTTCATGCTCCCTGCAAGCCACTTCTTCAGATTATGTTGGCTGTGGCGCATACCGTTCGTTTACTTCATTGGCACAAATGCAATACGGCTATATTACGGCTCCTGTCTCATAACCAACGAAATGTACGATGCCGATTTCATCCTTATTCTCATGACCTTGGCTCTGTATGTCTGTGCCTTCGTGCAGGTGATATGCCGCTGCTTCCGAAACAGAACGTCTAATACTAAAACCAAATAACTATGAATGTACGCAACTTACTTGCTGACGCTTTCGATAGCGCAGCTTCACGCATCCGCAACAACTCATGCGGAATGACAGACGAGGAGATGGAGTCTGCTCTCCACAAAATGCTCTACCTCCTGGACTCCGACCACCATTTCAACGAGGACAATGCACGTGCAACCATCGCACGAATGTACTACTTTGTTGACGACACGCACAAGCGTTATGCACCGTTCTTCCCCTATGAGGATATACGTGCAGCTTACGACAAGATGTATCTTTCCTTGCCCGACGATTACAATTTCTGGGATTTCTGCGTCACCGTCAACCTCATGTACTCCAATCATATTGAGACTCTCCGCTCATGGTTTCACGACCGCAGCCGACTGCTACAGAAGTCTTGCGAACTCGCACGTAGCTTTCTACTTGACGAGGACACCGACCACCCATCTGATAAAATTTGGTGGTATGTAAATTCTTAATCGAAAAGCGGATGAATAGGTTTTCCCTGTCCATCCGCCTTTTTGTTATTCCTCCTGTTTGCTTTGCTTGTACTGCTTGCACTTGTTGCGCAGCCATGACTCCAAGTTCTGTGTCTCCTCCATGAGCCGCTTCTTGCTTTCAAAGCTCAAAAGACTTGGTACTGTTGCGTGTACGCTACCAGTATATTTATTACGTACAAATATGTGAGTAAATACTTTACAATCGTGTTTGTTGGGCAATGGGATAATGCCGAACAGCTTTCTTTGTGAACAAAGATATATATATCCCATTAGGAAGACCTCCGCTACCTCCTCGTCGTAAATCTTCATTTCTTTTTCTGCTTCCAATATCATGTTGTCAACAGAAACCTTGATGCCGTAGATAATTCTTTTCTTCATAGTGTGTTTGTTTAATGCTACAACTTAATCCCACGGTGTTTTGATTGTTCTACGCTTTGCGTATCTCTTCGCCCACCACAAGAACAAATGTGCAGCGATATTGATAACTACAAAAAGGATAATAGGAATGAGCACTACCAACCACGACCAGTTAATCACTCCGCAGATCTTCAACACGATAAAGGCAATCTGCAATGCTGCCATGAAAAAATCTAAAATGTTAATCTTCATATTATTTAAATTTTATAAATTTGTGGTGGTATAAAACCACCTTTATTCTTATTCAAAAATTCATCAAAGGGCTTCTTCTTTTTACCTCTTGGAACTGTCAGAAAAACCCTATCGAAGGAAGGTTTGCTATATTCTCTATAAATATAATCATATTGATTATTGTAACGGTCACTAAATTTCGTCAGTTTTATGTGATTCTTTTTACAAGAAGGGTACTCAACAAGAACTTCCTTCTTAGCCTTTTTCTTTGCTATACGTATTTTCATACCGCCTCCATTCTTTAATTTTAAACCTTGAGCAGCGGAAGTAAGTCCTATAAGGGACAAACTCCCCCTTGCTCTTTTCCTCTTCCATGCGCCTTTGGTAGAACATGGTCAGTTCACGACTCGCTTCCCGGTCTAACAGATTGCCGTTATAGACTCTCCATCTTACTGGATATAGAAAAATCTGCCTTCCCATTACTGTCCCCTTCCTTACCGCTTTGTTCGGCTTTTAATCGTTCCAACATCTTGCGTAGTCTGTTTATCTCCCTTAACTTTGCCTCAACAGCACTCGACAGTTTCTGTGTATATTGAGGCAATCGTCGCAAAGCTGCATTCAAGCGTTGGTCTAACTTCCAAGTTGCTGAAGGAGCGCCGCCCATCTGAGAACCATAGTAGTTCCAATGGCTTGTCCAATACGGATGATACTTAAATCTACTGTGAGTGTAGCACATTCTACAATAGAAACCATAAGTAGCACTCGCCTTAATTATCTTCTTTGCCAATCTTGCTTTCATTACTTATTCCTATTTAAGTTCTACAGGTCCATCATTCCAGTTAAGCTCTCGTCCGATAAGCTTCTTTATGCTGCCATTAGGAAGTTGGAAACCATAGGCTCCATATCTATCTTGCGGCAACCAATAGTTGTGCTCAACACAATCACCAGCCCACATATCAGGCTTACAGTTGAATATCCATTCACCAATATAATCTTTTGCTACCCATGCCATAACTATTCCACCTTTATGCCGAAGGGCGTACCATCAGCGAAATCAAAATATTTTTTTAAAGTAGTGAAATTCCAACCAATAACACCATTTAAACCTGTTGCACGTGCACCATCTTCCACAGCAGTAATTAAAGCATAATGTCCATCTTGCTTATCTTTTACCCATCCAAATGGCTCATGCTTTTTCATTTCCTGCCAACACTCTTCTGCGTTGAGGAATGAGTGGTACTTGGGTTCTGACTTGATGCGGTAGTTTTTAGGAGACAAATCAAATGCCAGTAAGTCACTTTCAACCCATTTTCCATAAGAATCTTTTAATTCTATTGCCCTACCTTCTGCAAATGCCTGTATAATAGGCAGCAGCTTTTTGGCTTGCTCTCTGTTCATTGTTAATCCTCCATCATTTTTATTCGCTTGTAAACGACATTATTTTAAATAATATTCTAAATCAAAAATAAAACTTCCTAACAATTCAATCTTATGTCTAATAAGTTCAGCTTCAAGATTAAATTTATGCTCTGAACAAAATGATAATTCAGATAATAATTTATTTCTCTCTGTTTTCCACTTATTTATTAGATCATCTTTAGATAATTCTTCCATAATAATTAACTTTTAGTGTATTTTTTATCTGTTCTATATTATTCATTTCCTTTCCTTTTTTATCCATCCTTGTTCTACACAATAGTCATAAGCCTTTTGTATTGCCTCGGTAGGAGTATTTTCTTCTTCAACGGGGAAATAATAATGCTCACCATCCGACCAATACAGCTGCCACTTACTACCAACACGACATAAAAGTGGTATATACTCTCCTTTATCACTCATTCGTGCTACACCATCATCAGGGTCGATGTCAAAATATGGTAGTGACATGAGCATTTTGTCAATTATATTCTCCATCATTTTTTGTCCTCCAAAAAATCAATGTTAAGTTTATACTTCTCTTTTACTTTCTTGAACTTATTCAAGAGGAAAGGGTTTTGCAAGATTGCGTCCTTTACTTCTTGTACAGTACCATATTCAACTAATACGATTGTCTTACTACCTGGGCGCTCATCATCTGGAGAATAAGGGACACCGTAACATGTGTAAGGTACTCCGTCTGACAAGTAACGTAGAAAGGTTCCAGTGTTCTCATCTAAAACCTCATCAGTTATGATTCTGTCAATCTCTTGAAAATCCTTATACTCTTTTCGTGTAAGATTAAATTTGATTCCCAAAGGATAATGCCCAACACAGCCATCAGTACCGAAGTATATTATGCGGTTTGGCTGCTTATTATGTTCTACTGGTTCAAATGTTGACATAGTTACAAATTTTCTATTTTTTCTATAAGTTGTTTACGTGAAAGTCCACTATAGTAATATTCACCATGTACTGTTAGGACAGAACTATTTTCACCGCACCAATCATGGATTTCCTTGATGTCTGATACTGGAATACTAACAGTATCGCGTGTACCAGAAATTACTTCTATAAACTTCATTGTTCTTCTTCCTTTCTTGGTTTTAAATTTTCACAACGGCATGTTGCTTCTCCGAAATTGATATTGGCAGGGGAAAAGTGATAATAACTACAATATCCACCAAATAGGTCCGCATAAGGACAGCACGGACAATCCCCTTGTATTACATTCTTCATCTTTGTTTATTTATCTCTCCCTGCTGTCACCAGGGAGAGGTGTTTTTTATTCTTTAAATCCGTAAAACTTTAACTCGTTATACAGAGCTTGTATGTCTCGTTTAACAAGT